GAGGATCCAACGATGGCATTTGACAATCAATTCAGGGCGTCCAATGCTGTCGTTGAGATCTTTCACAGTGGAAGGGCGAGAGGACTTGGGCGTGTTGGCGTCGGTTCCAATCCGAAATCGGTCCTCGTATCCGCATGCTTGCTCATGGCCTCTGCGGACGCCCCCCATTCACTATGCAATTAAGACCTAGGCAGGTTGAGTTCGTCGATGCTTGCGTCGGCAACCTCAAGGAACATGGCAACACGCTCGGCATCGCACCTACCGGTGCCGGCAAAACCGTAATGCTGTCCGCAGTGGCGAAAGCCATGGGTGGACGCATCCTAATCGTGCAGCACCGCGACGAACTCGTATCCCAGAACAGGGCTACATTCGAGCGAGTGTCGCCGAACACCCCAACCGACCTATACACCGCTTCCCGTAAGCGCTGGTCGGAAGGGGCCACTTTCACCATGGTCCAGACGCTCTCCCGCCCAGATAACTTGGCGACGATGCCGGCCATGGACTTGGTTATTATCGACGAAGCCCACCATGTCGCCGCCCGGTCTTATACCGATATCATAAATCACGCGCGCGCCATTAACCCTAATGTGCGTCTCTTTGGGGTAACGGCCACCCCCCAGCGTGGCGACAAAAAGGCTATCGTCAGGGTCTTCAGTAACGTAGCCGACAAAATCGAGCTTGGCGAACTGATCGCCGCAGGCTTCCTCGTTAAGCCCCGCTTCTTTGTCATCGACTGCGACCTGGAGGAGAAACTTAAGCAGGCCAAGACCTCCACGGACGACTTTAACATGGAGGAGGCTGGGGTCATTATGAATAGCCAGGTGGTCAATGACCGGGTTATCGAGGAATGGCGTAAGGTGGCAGACGGCCGTAAAACGGTCGTTTTCTGCTCCACTGTAGCCCATTCTCAGGACGTCATGGCCGCCTTTAACGCCGCCGGTATCCTTGCCAACGAGGTCAATGGGGACATGCCAGACGGCCTCCGTAAGAGCGTAATCGAGGACTTCGACAAGAGCAAGTTCACCGTTTTGGTCAATGTAGCCGTGCTCACCGAGGGCTGGGACTGCCAAGACGTATCCTGCGTCATCTTGCTAAGGCCGTGCTCCTTTAAGAGCACTATGATCCAGATGATCGGCCGTGGGCTCCGTAAGGTTGACCCCGAGCGTTACCCTGGGGTTATCAAGAGCGACTGCATCGTGCTAGACTTCGGCTACTCCGTCCGTGCGCACGGCACCATCGAGGTAGACTCTAAACTCAATAAAGAGGACTTAGCCACCGGCATAGCCCCCACCAGGGAGTGCCCAGAGTGTGGCGTTACCGTTCCCCTGGGCTCCAAGGAGTGCCCCGTATGCGGTAAGTGCCTTATCTCGGATAAGACCGACGGGGAGGAGAAGGATAAGCTCTCGGCCTTCGTGATGACCGAAATCGACCTGCTAAGCACATCCCCTTACAAGTGGCAGGAAATCTTTGACGGGGCCGTCGTTATGGCCAACGGCATTACCGCGTGGGCCTGCGTTCTCCGCTATAAGGGCACATGGTATGCCCTCGGTCGCATCGACGGATCCACGAAGGTCCGCATCCTCGCCGCAAGCGGTCAGGACGAGCGCATGGAAGTGCTTTCCTCTGCCGACGACTTCCTCCGCAACTTTGGCGACAAGGACGCTTGCAAGAAGACCAAGCGCTGGCTCACTGAGCCCGCAACCGACAAGCAACTCGCCTGCCTAGACCTAGGCGGAAGGATCAACTTTGGCGTCACCAAATACATGGCCTCCTGCATGATGACCTGGAAATACAACGAAGCCCGCATTCTTGACGCAGTGACCGATTTTCACCTCAAAACCATTAAACGCAAATGATGTTCAAACCAGAATCCATAGACCACTTCTCCGAGGCCGTCGTCAAGCACATCGACGATGGCATGATCGCAGCCAATAAAGCCCAACCCAAGCGCAACTACCTAGGTGCGTCTTTGTGGGGCAAGGACTGCAAGCGGCAGTTAGCCTACATATTCCACGGCGTCCCCGAGGATGAGGGCGGTGGCTTCCTGGGCAAGACCCTGCGTATCTTTGACATGGGCCATGATGGTGAAGCGCGCGTCGCCAAGTACCTTAAGACTGGTGGCTTTGATCTCGTTACTGAGCAGCAGGACGGCAAGCAGTTCGGCTTCTATGAAATGGATGGCCGCCTCCGTGGTCATATCGACGGAGCAGTTGTAGCGGGGCCGGCAATCGAGGGGCTAATCTACCCCGTGCTGTGGGAGAATAAGGCGCTTAACGCCTCAAATTGGAAGAAGGCATCGGAGTGCGGCATCAAGGAGGCCAACTACGTTTACTACGTCCAGGCCCAGGTCTACATGGCTTACATGGAGCTATTTAATGGATGCCTGTTCACCACCTTAAACCGCAACACCGGCGAACTCCACGCCCAGATGATCCCATTTGACTCGGTATTCGCACAGGCCCAAATCGACCGAGTTGTATCCATCGTCAGGACGGAGAGCCCTGAGGAAATGGCCAGAGAGTTTAGTGACGAGACGCACTTTAAGTGCCGTATGTGCAACCACTCTAAAAGATGCTGGAACACCAGCACGAAACCAAACGACCAACAACCTCCCCTGCCATCGTGGCTAAAAAAATAAGAAAAAATGAAAAAAAGACCAGCAAGGCAAAAGAGTCGCTCCGTAAAAGCGTCCCAAATCCTCAAGTCCAAGCAATCGAAGAAACCGGCACCCGCCTCCGCAAAGCGATCGAAGACTACGCCGATGAAATCGGTGAAGGCGAAGAAATGCTCTGCGCGGACGGCTTTGAAGCCGCCATTCTTGGTGTCACCGAAACTTCAGATCCCGTCGTCGTGTACGACTGGACCGAGTGCGTTCGTATCCTTCAGATACGAGACGAGATGACCGAAGAAGACGCGCTCGAATACATGAGTTTCAACGTCACCGGGGCCTATGTCGGGCCACGCACCCCACTCTTTATCCGTTTTATCGAATGATGACCAAGAGGAGCCCCATCTTCCGCATGAAGTATCGGAACCATAACATGAGCTATTCCAAGGTCGTGCGCATGAAGGCGATGCTTCCTTTTGTGAGGAAGGCCAATAGGGAGGGCATGACTATACCGCAAGCAGCCGAATGGATGGGCTGGTCTGAGTCCTCCATCCGTAATTGGATCAGGGTTTTCGGCATCACCTGGAATAAGCGCCGCAAGCGGACTGGTTATCGCATCGACAAGACCGGCTGGGAGGAGAAGATCCGCAAGATGGTGTCCGAGAACAAGAGCCAGGAGCAGATTGCTGCTTACCTGCGTGTAGGCAAGTGGACTATCAGCCGATACATGAGCCTTAACGACATTCAACCAGCTAGAGTTCGCCGCCTGTGAGCACTGTTGATAGAAATGCGGTGTTTATGCACCTCAAGATACTGTTCGGCAAACTCCCGCAGTCTGGCTACATCTGCGTCCGTGGCATCGGAGAGAAGGGCACTGACGGAGAGGGCGTCTTCCGTGATGACAAGTTCATCAACCTGGCTGATCCAATCATTCCAGCCGACGAAGTTTTAAGGCACGTCGAACGCTGGTCCGAGCATGGCCGTGCGAGCTTTATTGTGCCCGCCATCCTGTCTTCCGACCGAGGCACATCTGAGAACGTCCGTGAGTTTCGCTCCGTCGTCGTTGACCTGGACTCTGGTGACATTGACGCCAAGCATGCCTTCCTTGCGAAGACCATGGGCGAGCCCACCGCTGTCGTCATGTCCGGTGGCGTTGTTGATGGCATGCTCAAGCGCCACCTGTATTGGACTCTCGTTGACCCATGTAAGGACATACCCGAAGTCGTCCGCCTGCGTGATGACCTTGCCCGCAAGTCCGGTGGAGACATGCAGTTCGGGCTCGGCGTCGAAGGTAATCCTTTCGGTCGTGCACACCAACCTGTCCGCATCGCTGGATCCATCCATGGCAAGGACGGCATCGCCAAGTCCGTTACCATCAATGTGGACCCCATGGCCGAAGTCTACGGCATAGACCTCCTTAAAGGCCGCATCTCACAAGCCAAGAACCACGACGGGACCGAAGCATCGACTCCAGCCGAAGGCCTGTTTGCCCCCGAGAAGCGAGAGCTAGACCTTACTGAAAAGGTGTTCGAGGGCTCCGACGATGAGAAGAACCGCTGGTCGCAATTTACCCGAGTTTGCGGTCACTACCTGCATGTTGCCCGCCGTGGCGACATGTCCCTTGCCGATGCTTTCCAGGCCGTCCTTGGATGGATGGACGCCAACATGGTTCCACCATGGCCCCTTCAGCGCGCTGAGCGCGAATGGCATGCGGTGATGAACCGAGACATTCTTAACCATGGTGCTTTCCCTGAGCCCATGAAGCCCATGGTGGCCGGTGGCGAAGGACTCGAAGTGTGGGCAGCTCATCGCTGGTCCATGTCCGAGAAGCCCAAGCGTCAATTCATCGTGGACAAGCTGATCCTCGCCGGCAAACACCAGCTGATGGTAGCCGAAGGGGGTGCTGGTAAGACCTTCCTGTGTCTTGACCTGGCTATCAAGGTCGCCTCGCATACCGATGGAGACGAGCACGAATGGTGCGGTGGCAAAGTCCTTAAGGGCGGAACTGTCGTCATTCTGACGACCGAAGATGACAAGGACGAATTGCACATCCGCCTCCATGACATTGATGCCGAGAAGCGGCGTGAGAAGGCCGGTGATAGGCTTATCATCCTGCCGACTATCAACTCGGGCGGTGCGTTCGCTATCGTAGAGACTGATGCCAAGACCGGCGAGGCGAAGCCCTCCCGCCGCTGGGCGGAGTTCTTCTCACTGCTTAAGCGCCTCCCCGACCTAACCCTGGTCATTGTGGATACACTCAATAGCACCCTGCACGGCGAAGAAAACTCCGCTACCGTCATCAATGAGTTTGTTCGCGTGGCCTCTCAGGTCTGCGGTGAACTCGGAGCCGCCCTCCTATTGACGCACCACATCCGCAAACAAGGTGAAGAACCTATCCGTGGCGTGGAGGACATGAAGTCGTCTATCCGTGGATCATCCGCACTGCCTGCTGCTTTCCGTTCTGTCATTGGCATCTGGCACTGCGCTGACTACGACCGCCGCCTACCTACCATGGGAATACCGCCTAAGCGTGGTCTACTATGGAAGATGGCCGTCGTTAAGGCTAACAACCCCGAGATGTTCGATGGCGAAAAGACACTACTACGCACCCCGTCCGGTCTGCTCATTGACGTGACTGAGCACGATGGCTTCTCTGTGGTTAACATCGGTGAACGCCATGCCTGGCTCGCCCTGGCTATCGAGCGCGCATCAGCCGAAGGACACCCTTACTCTATCGAAGGCAAGAACGCCAAGTCCGGCCTCTACCGCCGACGCAACGAGCTACCGCCTGTCCTCAAGCAGATTGGACCAAGCGAGTTCCAGCACCTCATCGACGACCTACTCCTGGGCCGAGTCATCTCGGCTTGTGCAGCCAAGGGCGGCAAGGACAAGAAGTGGCTCGACATACCTTCCGGTCCTATTGCCATGGATGAAGAAGGCGCTGAACTAAACCACGGCGCTTACCAACCGCCACGCTGGACCGACTGGTCCTATGATAAGGACGCTGGCACTTGCACCCGACTCTAATTATGGAAAACGAAAACCAAGACCTAATGGATAGATACCTATCTACCATCCACGAACTGAACCACGAAAAGATCCGACGACAGGGTTTCGAGCGAGAGCTTGATATCCAGAAAGGGATCGTGGACTCATTTGCTGGAAACTTAATCCGCATTGGCAACGAGTGCCGTGACCACGCGCTTGAGGTTAAGCGCCTCAAAGCTGAGTCTGTCAAGGATGCCGCCCAATTATGGGAACAGTCGAATGAAATTAAGCGCCTCAATTCGCTAATCGCAAACAGCGAACACGAATTAGCCCAACTCAATTCAGACACGGCCAGGCTAAAGAATAACACCGGCTACCTTGATCGGAAATTGGACGAGGAGATTGCTTGTGTCGAGCGGCTGATTAAGGCGGGGGATGAACTTGCCGAGCAACTGCACAAGCGTGGAGCATCCTATGAAATTGGCTTTGCTATTCAACAATGGCAAATCGCCAAGGGCACGGAAGGTCAAGAGGAGGAGCAGTCGTGATCTACGAGTTTCGCAACCCGATGCCGGTCGAGACACCCCTGGGCTATGGCATGCTGCTTTATGTCCGTGATGGGGGCACGTTCTCAAATGACGTCTACGCCATCGTGATGGACAGTGACGGCGGCATCAGGCACATGCTGTCCGATCAATTCACCTTCGTGCGCAACGACACCTTTGGCATCCGTGCGGAGATTAAGAGCTCCTAATCTACGCACCCATGACGAGACTTCTACTTATCCTTATGGCAATCAAACTCCAAGCCTTTGAACCCGTGCCTGACTCCTGGCTCAAGGCCATCGAAGGCATCGAGTCCGGCGGCGACCCTATGGCAATCGGGGACAAAGGTTTAGCCAGGGGGCTGTTTCAGTTCCACAAAGCCGCGTGGGACGACACCACTAAGCTACGCAAGGTAAACAATCTTCCTGTTTATCCTTTCACGAAAGCGACGAATTCGTGGGTTTCCCAGGAATACGCTCAAACATACCTCGCTTATTTGCGCCATCGTCTCTCCGAGAAGATCGGCCGACCCGCCATGGCCCACGAGACTTGGCTCGCCTTCAACCTCGGCATGACCGGCTTCAGCCGCTACAAGTATCAAGTCGCCCTTGTGCCCCAGGCCCGCTATGACAAGGCCATGGTAATCTACCACGCAACCAAATGACCGCACCTAAAGAAGATTGGAAGGGCCCCCTTTCCATTGAACCCCAGAAGCGCCGCCCACTGACCGAACAAGAGCTTCTCTTTGTAGAGGCCTACGTCGGCAACGGGGGTGACGCCAAGGCCGCTGGCAAGACCGCTGGCTACACTGACCCTCAAGCCTCCGGGAAGGAGCTGATCGCCAATGCCCAGATCAGGGAAACCATCGAGCTCGCCCGAGACACCGACATAAAGACCGCCGGCGCCTCAAAGGCCTGGGCCATCATGCAGCAGCTCATGGAGTCCGATGCCGTGCCTGCCCAAACCCGCTTCCAGGCCGCCAAGTGGACGCTGGAGGCTTCCGGTCATGGGCTCTCTGCCGTGGCCGCTTCCCTTCAGCTCGGCCTCAAGAAGTCGGGCAAGAAGGATCTGTCAGAGCTGTCAGTGTCAGAGCTGGAAGACTTTATCCGTCGCGGTAAGGAAACCTTCGAGACGCTCAAGTCCACTGTCAGCCACGTCAAGGCCACTGTGATCGACGTCAAGGAAACCAAGTAAGGTGGGGGCGGCTGGACTCGAACCAGCTTTGGTAAAGACCATTTTAAGATAGACCTTAAATTGGCCCGTTATGAGCGGGTCGTTCTAAACCTTTGAACTACACCCCCAAAGGCCTCACTTGATGCCCCTCTTTCGGTCGAGCATCTCCTTGTATCGGTGACGTCTAGCCTCGGCCGCTTTCTTCTCCCTGGCAAGTGCGGGATTGGGGTTCCACTTGGAAAGTCCTTTGCGCCCTGCGTTTATCTTCGCCCGGTAGGTGCGTTGGTATTGAGCCTTCTTTGCTCGGCTGATCGGCTTGGGCTTGGCCTGGCTCTTCCGCTTATGCTTGTAGTCCTGCCACTGCTGCCGCTTGGCTTCTCTGCGCTCGACGACCCATGCCATGAGGTCGCCAAAGCCGGCTTTTGGGAGGGTGCTGCGGGCGAGGAAGGATGGGGCTTCCTCGGGGCTTCCTTTGAGGAAGCTACCCCCCTCTGGAAGCAGTGGGGAAGGGTCGGGTGTAGAACACATAAAGCAGTGACTGAAATGTGGAAGCCGCTGTCAACGCTATTCTTAAGTGAGATTTTGAGTGCAGTGACTAATTACGCGAGGAAGCCTTCCTCGTTTTTGCTACCACTTTTAACCAATGATACCAGCCGAGCCGTGAGGATTCCTTACAGGAAGGATAGTAAGTCCCCTAAAGGGAACTCACCATCCCTAACCCTGGCCTAAAGGCCAACGGGATAGTGTCCTCTCCTCCAGAAAGGCGCTCGACAAGACAGTCCAATTAAGCAAAACAAAACACATGAGCGAACAGATCATGGTCCAGATCATGGGCCACCCACGCCCCCAACCCCGCCCTCGCTTCGTCAACGGACGGGTCATCTCCACGGCCGATGCAAATGCCAAGGTCTGGCGCGCTGCCGTCATGAACGCGGCCAACCGCCTCCACGGCATGTCCTCCATCCCCCTCAAGGGCCCACTGCAGTTCAGCATGGCCTTCGTATTCCCCACCCCCAAGGAAGACCGGCACGGCAAGCCCCACACCCAGGTCCCCGATGTGGACAACCTGGCCAAGCTCATCCTCGACGCCATGCAAGACGCCGGTGTCCTCGAAAACGACAGTTCCGTGTCCAGCATGGAGCTCTCCAAGTCCTGGGGGCCGAAGGGCGGGGTCGTGATCTACATGGGCCCCGACGAAGAGCTGTCTGGCGACCTCCCAGAGCTCCCCGGATGGCTTGGGGGCGGTCCTGATACGGACAAGGGGTAGAAACGGCCGTGTAGGCCAAAAGAAGGGGCTCCGTAAGGAGCCCCGTTTGCTATCTGTTGACCTTGAGCACCGCCAACCTGTGCACCTCGGTCAGCCACGGCACACCCTTGCGCCTAAACTTCGACCGCCTAGCCCCATCCATCTGCTCCCACCGCTCCCGCAGTTCAAAGCGGAAGCGGTCGTCACCGATCAGTTTCTCGTAGAGCACCCAAAGGGCAGCTCGGGCATCGAACGCTAGCCGAGCGTAGTCGGACGCATCGTGGCCATGAAAGGCCACAAGCCGCTCGATCGTGCTGTCAGTCACCGGCTTCATTTTGGCACCCCCAGGGTGTAGGCGGCGACACTGCCGTCCACTGTCTTCTTGCCCCCATTGTGCTCCTGGGCACACTTGGCTACCTTCATGGCCACGTAGCGGTCAAGGGCCTCCAGGAACTCCTTGGAGGTTCGCTTGCCGGTGGTGTTGCGGATCAGTGCCTTGACGGCCGAACCCTTGATGTATTGCAGTTTCGATTTCATGGTGTCGGTTGGAGTTGGGCGAGGACCTCGTTAAGAGTGCCTTCGACTGAGGTGCTGCCACTATTGGAGGTTACGACTTGGCAGAAATACTCCGACGAGCAGAACATGTCGTCGCGCGTGGAGGACTTCCGTGGGGACACTTTGATGACATGATCGGGGTTGATGGCCACTACAGCCTCAACACTTCTGTCAATGATGCTCTCGTCTCGCATCTCGTAGCACACATACCGCTTGAGGAGAACGAGCTTACTCATCGCTCTCGTCATCCTCCGGCTTGCGGCTCTTGAAGCTGGTTTGAAGACCGGCCTTGAACTTCGCGGTGAACGGGTCGAACATATTGGCCTCTTCCTCGCAGTCGTAACTAAAGCGGAAGCTCGGCCACATCTTGCTGGCTTTCTTGATCACCGCAACCGGCGGCGACCATGCCGTTTGAAAGCGGTAGATAACCTCGTGAAAGGTCTTCGTGACCTCGATGGGTCCATCCTTGTCCGTAACTACCTCGCAGTCGCAAGCGTTCCACTTCGTGTCCCACTCGCCACAATGGAAGTCGTAGGCACTGCCGTAGCCGTAGAGCTTCGTCAGCCTGGCCTCCTCGGCTTCCTGCTTCTTCTTCAGTGCGGGGTCGCCATAATAAATCTTCTCGGCAGCGTAGAGCGCGCACGGAGTCGGGATGATCTGCTCGAAGTCGAAGGGCAGGATCTCACGCTCGCCCTCGGGCTCACCGGTGTTAAAGGTGGGCTTGGGCGTTTGCACTGCCTTGATGAATGTCTGCAGGTCGGAAACCTTGCCGTGCTTGTCGATCGTCAAACCGGCATCCTTCAAGCCCTTGGGCTTGCGAGTGCGAGCAGTGACCGAGAGATAGCCGAATACCCAGTTAGGCATCGGTCGAATCCTCCGTGTTGGTTGTGATGGCGTCATTCATGTGCGTGTGGTATGTTTCTGGGTTTTTGTTCTGGGGGGGAAAATATGACCTGGGGGTGAATGGATGAACGAAGCGCACTTCGACAAGATAAATCTGATCGTTCGGGTTCGCTTCGGCAAGGGCCTGGCCTTCGGCAATCACCCCGCCAATGTCTCCGTGGAGACAAAGGCGTGGGCTTCCGTCGGTGTCGGTTCCGTAGTTCTCTATCGTCCAGCTGTCACCGCCCTTTTTCAAGCGGACAATGATGTGATCGCTGCCGGGGTCGATGGTGGTCCAATCTGTTTTCATGTTAGCTCCCAAATGGGGGGTTGGTGTCGTGGCAACCCATGTTGAGCTGCGCACTTTGGTTGAGGTAGTCGGCTTGGTTCATGCCGTCACCGGGCCAAGCATAACAATGATTATCAAGTCGGTCGTGGTAGCTCAGTGCCTTGTTGATGCCGTCAATGTAGTGGCTCATGGCTCGAGCCTGGACCCCGTGCCAATATTGATTGGATCGGTGTTCCATGCCCACACTATCGTCATCGGGCAAGCGGTCAGCGTCCTTGCCGTGGCCGTAGCTGAGAGCGTGGCAGTCACTGCACACATGGCTAGCGATCCGTGCCGTGGCCGTCATGAGCAAGCGCGCGGACATGATACGCTCGTCCACGCCGTCCATGTAGTCGTCCACGCACTCGCGGATGACCGGCCCCTCGGAGGCGATCAGTATGCGGATGGCTTCGAGCACCTGCTCGGGGGTTGGGTTAACCATAAACCACCTCCCCATATACGGCCAGCTGCATCATGACACCGGCGTCAATCACATCGCACTCACCCGCTATATCTTCGTCGCCGTCTAACAGGCGGAGAATAATGCTGCGGTGCTTCGGGACTACCTTGCCGTGCTCCAGGGCGTGGTGAAGTCGCTTGCCGAGTTCCTCGGGCGTCATGCGGATCGGGTCCAGCGGGATGCCTTCAACGTCGTCGTTGGGGATGACTGTGACCTCTGCGTAGAAGCGACCGCCCTCCTCATCGCGGTGCACATACTTCTCCCACCGGCGGAAGTCTTCCTTTGTGTAATGACCGCCCTCCGTTGCGGTGCAAATGATGTAGCTCAACGCCTCGCGCGCTGCTTGGGTGATCGTCAACGGATCAGGCTCGAGCCCTTTGCGGAGCACCTCGAGCACATCGGTCAGTTGGTGGTGTGTCCCGAAGTCCGTTGCCGACATAGTGCCGGCAATTCTTTCGAGGTCTTTGATGGCCTTGGTTAAGGCCTGGGCTTGTTTGTTCATGGTTGGGGGAAAGGGTTAGGCTCTGCGTTTGTATTGTTCAAGGATTGCCCGAGACTCGCGTTTGGCCGCGGCCTTACCCTTGCGTTCGAGGTCCTTGGCGTTGCGTTCGAGCATGAGATTGAGAGCGTCCTGCTCCTCGGTGGGTAGGGCGGCAAACCAAGCGGTCGGGGCCCGGTCGTTAGCTTCGCGGTTAAAACGGATCATGCTGGCCCGTTTGAATAGGTCGGTAGATGTGTCGGCCATGGTCTTACTTCTTTGCGCGTGGGCTGATGGTGCGGAGAAGGGCGAAGGCCTGCCGTGCGTGTTCGATGCCGGCGAGTCTCAGCTCATTTGCGAGGGCCCGGCAAAAGTCGGGGTTCATATCGGGCTCGGTCTTTGCAAGCTTTGCGATCTCCTCGGCGTCCTCGTGCCTTGCCTTCATCTCGTCAAGGTTGCGGAGTGCTACCTTGAGGAGCTGGCGGGCGTCTGCTGCGACTGCCATGTCAGTGGCGTCGAAGGCGTGGGGTTTTGGTTTATACTTGCCGGTGGGGTTGGTGCTCATGCGTGTAGGGGGAAAGGGATGCCCAGGCTTAGGCCTGGGGCTTGTTTGGTTCGAGGTTGATGCCGAGGGCCTCGGCTAGCCAGCGAACGCCGTCAATCGTCTCGCCGTATTCGTCTTTATCGGCACACCAAGCGGGGCCGACCGGGTCCTTGAGTTGCTCCCATGTCGCTAGGATTGCTTCCTCGTTTGTCTCGTGGGCCTCCGCATAAACGGAAGCGGTCACGCGCACGAAGTCGCCCTTTTCGTCCGTCTCGTAAATCTCGAGATAACGGCTAAAAGTCTCCCCTCTCGGGGAGTGATCTAAAACAATCCGCCAAGCCCTGCCGGTGTCGTTTGGGTGGCTCATGTTAGGCGGCGAAGCCCTCCCCTGCGTTGGCGCGCTGACTTTCGTGGGTGTTGGCGTTTTCTACTGCGTTGATAATAACAAACGAGCCGGTTCCGTCGTCGCCTGTTGCACCGCACAAAACCTTTTCGCCGTCCTCCTTAACCCATCCGAGAAAGAGGGCCAGGGCGGCGGCTGCTTTGCTGTGATTGCCGGACGCGTTCAAGCCATGGTCGTAAGAGATGACCAGGCTCGGCTCCCCCTTGCGACCGCTTCGGGTGTAGGCCTTGACTCGGCTCCCCTTTGTGTCCGTGCAAGGGATGTAGCGGGTGCGGATCAGCGCACGGCTCATGTTCTGCGGGTGGAAGACAAAGGCCGTTGCGGCCTTATCAATGACGGCCTCTTTCAAGGCCTTGGGGCTGGGTGTTTTGGTTTTGCTCATGGCAGGGAAGTCAGTGTTTGAGGGGTTCGGGTTGGGTTGCAAGCGCAAACTGTTAGAGGTCATAAACCCCCTCCGCGTTTATCCCATCGTCCCACATGGAAAGGCAAAGGTGGCAAGCCCACCGGTGGCGCCCAATCTCGAGCACGTCCTTCTCCGCCGTTTGATAGAAGGCTCGGACTAGCCATGAGCCTGTAGCGTCTGCACCGGGCACGGGGTAGGCCTTTAGACAGCACCCGCAAGCCCCTTGTGGGGCTTCCTTTGTGCGGGGGTGTCCTTCGGCATCATAGACGCATCGGACGGCGTAGAGGCTTAGGCGGAGGCCTTCGGGCTCGCTGCTCATCGGGTGGAAGGGTTGCGGGTGAGGGCTTCGAGGTTTGCCTCGGTTCGGCCGTTGAGCCCAGTAGCTTCGCGGATTGCGTCCGCATGGTGGGCCAGCTCGCTTGCGCACTCGAGCGTCAAGGCCGAGCCCTGCGGGTCGCTCGCTGCGGTTCGGTCGGCTAAGGCCTCGAGGTGACAGGCAATACGCTCAAGGGCTAAGGCTGATCGGTTTAGCTGATAGGCCTCCGCTCGGGTTAGGGTTTGATTAGCCACGGCGTGCCTCCTTTGCCAATCGCTCGAGGCGGGTGCGGGGGTTGTGCGGGTTGCGCTGCCGGTCGGCTTCGCCCCTGAGGGTTGCAAGCTCGTTGCCGAGTGCGTAGGCTTGGAAGCCCAAAGCCCGGACTTGTCGGGCTAGGGCTTCGAGGCGGGTGAGCAGGTGAGGCTTACGGCCTCGGGGTGGTCGGGTTGGTTTCATGGTGGGAAGGGGGTTATGAGGTGAAAGCTAAAATGCCGTTTCGTGCGCAGTGCTCAAGGGCGTCTCGGTAGTCGTTTACGCTCGGGGGTTTCCCCTCCTTGCGGTCCGGCCAATAGTGGGAAGGGGTGCTAAGAAACTCCCCTTCGTGGTCGGCCTCGTCATAGCCCTGCTCCTCGAACCAACCCGATATGTGTTCGCCGTGACACTCGGCTACCCGCTCGGCTTCGGGCATGGCCTCATAACGTTCGACCAGGCTATTGACCGAGAGGAAGATTGCGGACCTGCTCCAGCCCTCAAGCTTCTTTCCTGTGGTCGCTCGGGCGTCTTTTAGGTTAATGAGGTCGGCGACTGTGAGCGCCTTGCCCTCGTCAAAGGGGTAGGTCAGTGGTTCGCCGTAGCCGTCCTTAAGGTGCTCGTTGAGCACCGCAAGGGCTTCGGCTTGCGTGGGGGTGGGCTTGCGTGGTTTCATGGTGGGAAGGGTTCGGGGTGATTAGATGCCGCAGCGGCTGGCCCAATAGTCGCGGCCGTAGTCGGGCAGCCACAGATAGGGGTGTCCGTCCTCTAACTGAGGCAGCACGCGGGAAGCCATGGGCGCGCCGTCGTAGTCGGTCCAGCGTAGCCACTGCTCCGGGGCGTCTGCATTGACCCATGACGAGAGCACACTGATGGCGGTCGCGTGGACACGGCATGCGGCTTCGTAGTTGGCCGAAGCTGAGCCGAAGGCCTTGCCGACCGGGGGCAGGGCTTCGAGCGTTGAGCCATGCTTGCGGCGAACCGCGAGAGCATCGGCCACGTCCTTCTTCAACGCGCTGCCAAGGGCGTCAGCTGCCCAAGCTAGTTGTTTGGGCGTGGCGTGGATATAGGCCTTGCGAGCCCTAGCGGCCTCGGGGCTTAGGGTGTAATTTCCGGCCTTCGCGATTGTCGCGAAGTCGGTTCGGGGGATTTTGGGGGTGCTCATGGTGGGAGGGGCTCAAGTTGGGACTAGCTTGTTTGGGTTGCAAGCGCAAATCGGGACAATCGGCACCGGGCGCTGTCGGCTGCTTAGCGGTCGTCTCGCCCCCTTGCCCTGCCTCGCCCCTTGCCTCGCCCCCTCGTGGCGTCTGGGGGCATCGTGGGGGCATCGGGGAGGGGTTCGCGAACTCGCCCCAACCGATCAGTGGGAGGGCTCAAAACCGCGTAGGTTTTCCGGTCGCCCCGAGCCCCAAAAAGGCTACGCGGTTTGCACCCCCAAGCCCCGGACTCAAGCCCTGCTGTCGAGCCCCGACCCGAGCCGCTTGGGGGCTCGCCCTGGTCGTATCCCGACCCGAGCCTGGTGTAGTTGCTGAGCGCTGCCGTCGCCGGCCTCAGGCCGAGCTCGACGCCCCGACCGCCCCGCTCCCCGCCTCGACCCCGAAGGGGTCGCCGACCCCGCCCCACACCCCCGAGCCGCTCGGTCCGATTTCGATCCCCCCCGCGCGCTAAAATTTCGCAATTTTCAAAAATGTTGACCTCCTTCCATTTGGCCGCACAGTCTTTCAAAATGACTAGTCTAACCCACAAACAGGGCCAGAGCTTGGGCTGGACGGCTCTTTACACGCCGGAAACAGGGTGGCCCGCCAACCTGTCTGGCGTTACAATTACCTCTACTTTCATTGACTCACAAGGTGTTCTTCGCTCTATAACTGTTGTTAAAAATGTTAACAACTTAGAGTTTACGGCTACCGCAAATACATCTGCTTGGAGCATTGGAGTTGGGAATATTGATTTTAAACTAACATCTGGTGGATCTACTTGGTACACCGAAACAATTGCAATAAATGTTGTAAAACACATTACCGCTTAAAAATGGCTTTAACAATAACTACATCTTCCTCGGTCTTATTAAAGTTAAGCATTGGAGTCCCTGGACCTCAGGGAATTGCTGGCGCAGTTGGGGCTACCGGACCCGCTGGATTGACTGGTCCTATTGGCTTAACTGGGCCTACGGGATTAACCGGGCCGCAAGGGATTCAGGGTGTTATTGGCAACACTGGACCAACTGGCGTTGCTGGACCTACTGGATTAACTGGACCTACAGGCGCCACCGGGGCTGTTGGAGCTACCGGAGCTACCGGACCAACTGGATTAACTGGAGCTACGGGAGCTACGGGAGCTGCTGGGGCCACCGGAGCCCAGGGAATTCAGGGCCCCACGGGCGCCACCGGTGCAACCGGTGCAACCGGCGTTATTGCTGCCACGTCTCCTTTGGCGTACAATTCTGGGACGCAAACTGTCAGTATTGATCTATCGGCTTACGCCACCTTGGTTTCCCCGACCTTTACCGGAACGCCTAACCTGCCAACGGGCACGATTGCCGTCACTCAAACGGCTGGAAACTCAACGACCGCGATTGCGACTACGGCCTTCGTCACGACCGCCGACAACCTTAAGGCACCGCTTGCCAGCCCGACCTTTACGGGCGACCCAAAATCCGTAACGCCTGCGACCAGTGACAACGACACCAGTATTGCCACCACGGCTTTCGTTAAGAACCAAGCGTACCTAACGGCTTCCCTGGCTGCATCGACCTATTACCTTCAGTCCAATCCATCTGGTTTTATTCCAGATGCACCAAGTAACAGTATTCAATACGCCCGATACAACGGGACTTGGATGGCAGTTAGCGGTGGTGGTTCTTATCTGCCACTTGCTGGAGGCACATTAACTGGTGCTGTTGTTGTCACGCAGATCAACAACACTTTAAATACCGACCTTGTCATTGACTCTTACAATGACACAGGCGCAGGCACTCATTATCTGCACAAGTTCACGCCCTATGACGGCAAGTTCAACCTCGCTACCAATGGCGGCGGGTTGGTTTTTCCGGACGGCACGACCCAGACTACGGCAACCTTGATTGGACCTGCCGGTGCAAACGGTGCAAACGGTGCAAACGGTGCTAATAATTATTTAGACATCATCACAATGACTTCATCGTCTGCCAGCCTGTATGTCAGCGGAGGCTCATGGTCTGCCGGATATGGATTTATGAATACTGGTGGAGGCTGGTTCTATAACAAACTTAACGCATCTGGCGTCACCTTTAAGTTCTACATCAACGGGGTTTTTGATAGCTCCGTGGTAGGCGCGTACAACTATTACACCGCAAGCACTTCGTATGTCACAACTCCAGTAACAAACGATGTGATGACCGTGTTTATATCTGACGGGACGAGTGATGCAACCATCCCACTTGTAACAGCAATTTACTAATGAACACATCCAATCGATACGATAAAGACGGCTTCGCTGCCCTTATTGCTAACGGCAGCAAGAACGCATCGCCGGCCATTCCTGTTAAGGCCAACCAGGTTTACCACGCTTCTGGCATGCTGGTGCTGTTTGCGGAAACCAAGGAAGCCCTGAAGACAAAGGTAGACGCCAAGATTGCCGAACTGAACTTGTCTTAATGGCAGACGAGGTTGACGATATTCAGAAACAAATAGTTGCAGCCGAGCGCATGCTCAGGTTGCGCAAGGCCAGGACTAACCTCCTGGACTTTACACAGTTCACGATGCCAGACCCGTCGGATCCAGATAACTCGGACATGTCCAAGTATCGGCCGGCAAAGCACCACGAAGTTATAGCAGCGGCCTTAGAGGAAGTGGAAGCTGGGCGTATGTTGCGCCTAATAATCACCATGCCACCTCGCCACGGCAAATCGGAGCTGGCAAGCCGTCGCTTTCCTGCTTGGTTTATGGGCAAGGATCCATACCGACAACTCATCTTCTCCACCTACAATGACGACTTTGCACAAGATTTTGGCCGCTCTGTTCGCGAAACTATGCGAAGTAGTGCCTTTTCTCAAGTCTTCCCAGGCTGTAAACTCAGGGCGGGTAGCGCGTCGGCGGACAAAATCCAAACCGAAGAAGGCGGGTTAATGAAGTTTGTCGGTCGTGGGGGTGGTTTGACTGGCCGAGGGGCAGACCTTTTGGTTATCGACGACCCGATTAAGGACCGAGAGGAAGCCGACAGTAAATCCGTGCGCGACAAGATGTGGAGTTGGTTCACGGAAGCAGCCATGACGCGACTTATGCCTGGTGGCCGAGTGGTCATTATTATGACCCGATGGCACGAAGATGACCTGATCGGCCGTCTTACGGACCCCAGAAACCCGTGCTACAGGAAAGAGGAAGCCGAGAATTGGCATATCCTAGCCCTACCGGCCATAGCCGTGGAAAACGACCCTATGAAGCGAAAGCCAGGGGAAGCGCTATGGCCAACCCAGTTCCCCATAGACATACTGCTTAATATCAAGCGGCTCAACGAGCGCGGCTTTTCGGCCCTATACCAAGGCCAGCCCACGCCTGACGACGGCGACTTTTTCCGCAAGGACTGGATCAAAACCTATGATAGCCCCAATAAGATACCGAAGAATATTAGGATTTATGCTGCTTCTGACCACGCTGTATCGATTGCCCAAGACGCCGACAAAACGGTGCTAATGTGCGTCGGCGTGGACGAAGAAGACAATATCTGGGTGCTGCCCGATATCTTTTGGCGCAGGGCCCAAACTGATACGGTTTGCGACGCCATGCTGGACATAATGAAGCGCCGTAAGCCCCTGAACTGGCGAGCCGAGAAAGGGCACATTTCCAAGGCAATAGGTCCGTTTCTAAGGAAACGCATGCAAGAGGAGAAGATTTACTGCTCCATAGAGGAGGTGACGCCGGTAAAGGACAAGCAGACCCGCGCGCAGGCTATCCGTGGCCGTATGGCCATGGGCAAGGTATTCTTCCCCAGGTTTGCAAGTTGGTGGGGAGACGCCCAAAACGAAATGCTTAAGTTTCCCGCAGCCAGACACGACGACTTTGTGGACACCCTTGCCCACATTGGCATGGGCTTGGACTTCCAAGTTGGCGCCCAGGTACCCGAAGTTATCAAGGAAGGCCCTAAGTGGGGAACCCTTGAGTGGGTCAAGCAAGCCAGCAAAACTATGACTTGGAAGGAAAACAGGTTGAAAAGCTTTTGGTCTTAGTAACACTTTACACAAATGGAAAACGAAGAACCAATCGAAAGTAAGCCTCCCGAAACCTTTGGGCAAGAAAAGCCTAAGTCTGGCGTGACCAGAAAACCCGACCCCGACCAGACGCGATCTAGCAGGGCCCTTGTCGGTGAATGGCAGGATAAATTAGTTCGCGCAAAGAAACACTGGGAACGCTCCCACAAGACCATGAAGCAGGACATGGATTTCTTTATGGGCAAGCAGTGGCCGTACCCGACCGAACAAGACGAGCGCTACGTTGCCAACATTGTCCAAAGCCACATCAAGCAGAAGGTTGCCTCGCTTTACTCTAAGAACCCAAAGGCAGTTGCTAAGCGCCGCAAGACCATGGATTTTGCAATCTGGTCAGAGGAAGCAGCCGACTTGCAAGTTGCTCAAACGGCCAACCAAATTGCCATTCAGCAGACCGGCATGCCTGATCCTCAGGCTACCGCGCTAATGGATGATGTTGCCCAGGGCATGACAAAGCGGTCTAATATTGAAAAGGTAGCTCGCACGTTAGAAATTATCTTCCAGCACTTCATGGAGGACCAAGATATCAAGTCCCAGATGAAGCAATTAGTCCGCCGGGTGTGCGTAACCGGAGTTGGCTACGTTAAGGTTGGCTACCACCGGATGATGGAAAAACGCCCAGAAGACACTGAAAAGATTACCGACGCCACAGAGGAATTGAAAACCCTTGAGCGTTTAATGGCCGATCAACAAGACGATATCTTTGACGAACACAGCGCGCGCGCGGAACAGCTCAAGATACTCCTAAAGGAACTGTCCGAAAAGCAGGACCACATTGTAAGCGAAGGCCTTGTCTTTGACTTCCCGCTTTCGACGTCCATCATCGTAGACCCTAAATGCCGGCAGATAAAGGGCTTTATTGGTGCCGATTGGGTTGCCCAAGAGTTTATTCTTTCCACTGACGAGGTTAAGGAAATCTACAACGTTGATTTAGGCAAGACTTACACTCGCCACGAAGATCAGGTTAAAAAGATTGAAAGCGACAAGGACGGCAAGGATTGCTGCGGCCTCGCTCGGATATGGGAAATCTACAGCAAGCGCGATGGCATGCGGTACGTCGTTGCCGACGGCTACCCGGAGTTCCTTGAAGAACCCAGCTGCCCCGACATTAAGATTAAGCGTTTCTGGCCGTTCTTTACGTTGACCTTTAACGAAGTTGAGAACGAAAAGGAAATCTACCCACTTTCGGACGTTCGGCTGCTTACGCCTATCCAGCGCGAATACAACCTTGCCCGCCAGCGCTTGCGCGAGCACCGCAACGCCAACCGCCCGCTTTATGTAACTCCAATCGGCGCTTTGTCCGAGTCGGACGTGCGAAAGCTAATTGATCGGTCGCCCAATGAGGTTATCCAGCTTCAGTCCATTCAGCCTGGCCAGAAGGTAAGCGACGTGCTGCAGCCCGTTATGCCTATCCCAATCGACCCTTCGCTATACGATGTGTCGATGTACATGGAAGATATCTACCGCGTCATTGGCTCCCAGGAGGCCAATATGGGCGGTACGGGCAGTTCTACCGCTACGGAAGTCTCCGTAGCCGAGTCCAGCCGTCAAACGGCCATGGGCTCAAACGTAGACGACCTAGACGAGTTCCTAACCGAGTTGAGCAAGTGCGCCGGCCAAGTCCTGCTAACTATGATGGACCCTATGTCGGCCCAGCGAGTGGCAGGTCCAGGCGCCTCTTGGCCAACCCTATCGGCTCAGGAAATCTCTGATAACCTGCTTCTTGAGGTGCAGGCAGGCTCCAGCGGTCGCCCCAATAAGGCTGCCGAAATTGCCAACTTTGAGCGCCTTGCTCCGACGCTCATCCAGATCCCCGGCATTGATCCGTCCTGGATGGCCAAGGAAGCCATCAAGCGCATGGATGACAGCATTGACTTGACCGACGCCATCAAGGCTTCGCTACCGTCCATCGTTGCCCAGAACGCTGCCAAGGATAACGCTGGCCTGCAAGTTGCACAGGAAGGCAAGCAAGCCCAACCGCAGCCAGGTCCAGCCGCTCCAGGCCATCCAATGGGCGGCCATCCAGCCAGCCCTGAAGAAATGGCCGGCGGTCAAATGACGCCGAGCAACGGAGAGCTAACTCCGTAATTGACATTTTCCCACTATGAACAAACATACCGATGTGCAACAGACGCTAAACGAGACAGACCCGGCTCCGTCAGCCGAGAACACTAACCTAACCCAGACGCAGGAAACTGCGCCCGTTGAGAGCAATTATCCTGATGTGTCTCAGGATAACGAGGGCTCTACTATAGACGCTAACAATTCCGCAGAATCGTCGTCTGCGGACGACAAGGACGCTAAAAAGAAGGCCACCCTATTGGACGTTGTAAAAAACGTAGCCAACAAGGGCAAGCCTGACTCAGACTCGTCCACCGAGGGGGAGCAGACGGAATCTGCCGAAGGGACAAACGCCGATGTTGCTAGCAAGGACGCGAACCAACAGAAGGTAGACCCCAGCAAGCAGGCCGAAAAACTGCCGTTTCACAACCATCCACGCTGGAAGGAAATGATCACGGAGCGCGATACCCTGAAACCCAGGGCGGAGCAATACGACAAGATCACTACTTTCATGACCAACAACGGCCTAACTCCTGCAGAGATGGCCGAAGGTATGGGCATCATGGCGTTAATGAAGAACGACCCGATTGAGGCTTATAAGCTTCTGAAGGAACACGCTAGTAAACTTGCAAAGTTTTCAGGCGATGAACTGCCAGAGGATATCAGAGCTAAAGTCGATGACGGCTTCATTGATAACGAGTCCGCAAAGGAACTTGCCCGCTACAAGGCGCAGCAAGAATTCAACGAAACTCGCCAAAAAGAGCAGATGGAACGTCAACAACAGCATCAACAAGAGGTCAGCCAAAAGCAGATCCACGATGCTGTGTTAAATTGGGAAACGACAGAAAAGGCCAGAGATCCGGATTGGTCCAAGAAATACGAGATGGTAATGGAACGGGCAGCCGTACTTATCCAGAATGGGAACCCAGGTTCTCCGCAAGAAGCTGTCGCTTTGGCCCAAAAGGCTTTGAGCGACGTCAACGCGCGGCTCCGCCCGCTTTCTGGTAGGTCAATCGGCATCCGGAACCCCACCAGCTCCATGTCGTCCGCAAACGCCAGACCGGTTCCGCGTTCTCTCGAGGACGCTATCCGTATGGCTATTCAGTAACCTTAAAAAACTATAAACTACTATGGCCTTCTCAGTCGGCGAACTTGAAAACATCGCCAATTCCGCTCTCGACTTCTACGTCAAGGGCGACGCTATGGCCCAGACCATCCAGAACAAGCCCCTGCTCAACCTTCTCACGAAGCGCCAGCAGACTTTCCCTGGTGGTAAGGGTTTTATCGACCTCCCGATCGTGTTTGACTACACGACCTCCATCGTGGGCTACACCCACAACCAAGCTGTCAGCTACCAAAATCCTGCCAACACGAAGCGCATTAAGTTTCCGTGGGCAGAGTTGCATGCTGGCCTTTCCGTGACCTTCACGGAATTGAAGCATGACGGTATCTCCGTCACCGATTCTGCCACTGGCGAATCGACCTCGAAGCACTCCAACCGCGATATCACGGTCTTGACCAACATTCTAAAGGCCAAGATGGATGACATGGCGGAAGGTTGGGCTCGTGGCTTCAACGAAATGCTCTGGTTGGACGGTACGCAAAGCGCTAATATCTTTGCGGGTATCTCGAAGTACATTCGTCCTAATGCTGCAATCACTGGCGGCGCGGATCTCAATGCTACCGGTATCACCGGCGGTATTGACCGTGCTCTCCAGCCTGCTTGGCGTAACCGCGCTGCTAAGTTTACTTACGCAGCTGGCCAAACCAACATTATCGACGGTCTTCGTTCGGAAGTCCGCCAGTTGACCCGCTTCGGCGGTAAGCCTGGCACGATTGTCTGCGGTTCGGGCTTCCTCCAGAAGCTTGAAGCGGAGATCCACTCGAAGGGCCTCTACACCCAGTCCGGCTTCTCCAAGGGCTTCGACATCCAGATCGGCACCATTTCCCTCCAGGGTATTGGTGAGTTCATGTATGACCCGACCCTTGACTCCGCCACCGTGCCTGGTTACGCCGTTGGCGAAACCACCCGTACCAACTATGCGTACATCATTGATAATGATGCCATGCAGTTGTACGTCATGGAAGGTGAAGACAAGAAGATCCACAATCCGGCTCGTCCGGAGAACGTTTACGCCATCTATAAGTCGATGACGTGGACGGGCGGTACGGTTGCCAAGCGCCTCAACAGCTCTGGCATCTACGTCGCGGTCTAAGCGGTCTTAGTCGATACGAGGGCCCCTCTGGCAACGGAGGGGCCCTTTTTGTTGTTGCGCAGGGCCAAAAGCCGGGGACACTTGCTATGTATGCAAACCGCTAATGTTGAAATCCTAATCAACGGGGACATGTTGAACACGGTGCCAAAGCGCATCACCGCAGCCGAAGTGCCCATCCTCCGTTCCATCCACGGCAACGACTCTATTGTTCGCGTTCGCGAATTTGAAGATTCCGACGTCAAGGAGTCCGAAGAAATCGAACGTCTTATCTCAGTCTATGGTAAGATTGTTCGAGAAATCTATCAGGGCCCAGTGCCCCGCCTAGTCACCGCCTTCTCGGAAGTCGGCATCGCCGGCGGCGAGGCTCCTGCTCCCGTAGTTGAAAAGAAGTCCAAGCTCTTAAAGGACAACTAAGATGGCCCGAGGAACAACCCTTCTTGAGCTGCGGGAAATGCTCCGCGCCGAGATCGGCGCATCCTCCAACGTGGGCATGGGGGTCAATACTATTGACCAGTATGACCACCTGCTACGTCGCACCCAGCAGCGCCTTTGGGCTGACCACGATTGGGATTTTGCTTACATAGAGCGAGACACCAACCTCGTTGCCAGTCAGCGGTACTATAGTTTCGGTGTCGATATAGACCCCGATAACATTTCATCGGCACACATAAAGTATGGCGATATCTGGCACAACCTGGAGTACGGCATTGGCCCGCAGCAATACAACTTCCAGGACTCTGATATTGCAGGCAACAAGTCAGAACCTGTTGTTCGCTGGCGTCACTACGAGAATGACCAGTTTGAAGTTTGGCCTGTGCCCAGTTCGGCCGGTCAGAAGGTGCGCTTTAAGGCTATCAAGAAATTGTCTAATCTCAACCTGCCTACTGATACGGCAGAATTAGACGACAACCTTATCGTTCTATTCTCGGCTGCCGAAGTGCTTGCTCGCACGAAGGCCGCAGACGCTCAGGCTAAACTCGCCCAGGCAACCACGCACTACGCCCGCATGAAGGGCAAGGGCGTCAAGTATGACCGCTTTATCTACGGCGGTGGCCTTGATCGTGGCGAACGCCTGCGCATCATTGGTGGCCGTTACACTCGAGACGATAGATCCTAATGCCATACATTGTCGTCGATAACTTCAAGGGCGGCCTTGATACGCGCCGGCATAGCCTGTCGTCGAACCCTGGCACACTGTCTACGCTTACCAACGCGCACATCACGCGCGGGGGCGAGATAGAGAAACGCAAGGCACTATACACCTACGCCCAGGGCGCTGGTATATATGGAATTGAAGCGACCGAAGATGGCATAGTTGCCTTTAAGTCTACCAATAACGCTAACTCTGGTTGCGTTCAGGTATATCGCGAATGTTTAGGTGCAATACCAGCATCTTGTAGCAACTGGGGGCTTTTGGCGGGATGGCCGGCAAATCCAGTTCCAGGAGGGCTTGCGGTTCTTGAAGCTTACAACGATACGACCCAGGGATACGCATGCCCAATTCCGCCTGCGGGCGTAACATATCAGTACATAGACCATCCAGAGGGCTCCCCGCTCGAGGAGATAATGTACTCAACTGTTTACGGCGGGAGCACGTTCGTAATAGCCAAGTTTGCCAACGGAGATCAGATACCGTACTTTAACGGACAGCCAATTAAGGATTTCACCAGTGGTTATACTAGTTCCTCAATGGGCAGCATAGCCAACTTTGCCGAACACCTAAAAGGCATTATTCAGGACCAAATCACTGAGTCCCAGGTCTTGTTTAACAAGAACGAAGAATGGACCGACCCAATGAAGGATTACCTTGTTTCAAGGCTGGGTAACGAAATATACATAACTGGAAAAGGTACTAACGATTTTTCAGTAAAGGCTTACGCAGACTCACCGCTTACCACAACTGTAACCACTGTCGTCAAACCCCAGGAGCCACTTTCCGCAATTAATTCAAGGTTAACCTTTAACATTATTGGAGGCGTAGACGGCAAGGCCTCTTTAAACCTGGGTTTTAGATACATAAACGCTGCCGCCTTGCCGACCATAACCGGCATATACGTCAAGGGCACTAATACGACTACTCCAGACGGAGAAGAAATACTATCCCTTGGAACTCCGCTTTCCTACAACAGTATACCACCCCCAAACTTCGGCACCGCGCACGACCCAGGTCAACTTTTGGCATGGACGATAAAAAGCGCAATAAACGCAAACAGTGCTGTAAATAAGCTAAAAGCTGAATACTACTACAATGGTGCCAACTGGAGCGGACTTGATCCTGCTTATGTAGGCGTATCTACGAGCGCTGTTGATGGTGCAGGTTTTAACAATGAGTACATGCACGTCGAGTTTAGCGCAAACCCATCCGCTGTAAGCGGAATAAATGAATTTATTGATGCTTCTACGATAGTTGCAAGTCCTTACAATCCTGGAAGGTTTATTGCTACCATAAGCTCCAGTGGTACCGCCCCAGGTAAGTTCACCGGAGGAAGTGATAACGTCATACATTCTCTTAAGGTAGATGACGTCACAGAATTACTATCAGGCCCTGTAGCATGGTCCCAATCCAATGAAGTTACCATGGGCGACGTTATTGACGCCATTAACAGCAATACGTCATCCGGCCTTAACCACGGGTATACGGCTAATGCAAATTTCGGAGGAGTAAGCATTGAGTCTCCAACGGCCATTGGCTACCTGAACAATGGGAAAAAAATAACTATAGGAGCTACGGGATCAATAGCCATAGGTGCTTTAACTAGGTTTGGTGGCGGGCGCGCGTCTACGGCGCTAGTAAGGAAACAAATAAAAGTTACCCTTGGGGGAACGTTCCAGGCAGGAAAGACCGCCTGGATACTCGTTACCGATCCCGAGCGCCCATCAATACCGTACAAGTTTGGAGCAACCCGAGTGTCTGGACTTGGTGCTTCCGTCAATGTAGCCGAGAACGGCGGCTTCAGGATGGCCTTTACTTACAAGTACAAGGCCTATGTGGCCATAGGCTCAACAATATACTTCTCGGCCTTAAACGACGCAACCAAGTGGGATGTGTACGACACTGGCACTGGGTTTATAGACCTATCTAGTAGTTTTGGTTGCCGTGATTCGGTAACTGGAATGGGCGTATACCAGGGGTATGTAGCGTTCTTCACTGAGCGTAATTGCCAACTTTGGAACCTTGACCCAGATCCATCGCTCAATGCGCAGATACAGATCATCGATAACACCGGCTGCACATCTAACGGCACAATCATATCCGTTGGGGCGATAGACCTTTTCTACCTGTCCTACAACGGTGTCCGCTCGCTTCGAGCAAGACAAAGCACCGATGCGGCTTACTCGGAAGATGTAGGCTCACCTATTGACGAAAAGTTTATAGAACTACTCAGAACCCTGAATGAAACTCAAAAGGCCGCAGCTAAGGCAATCATAGAGCCCAATGATGGGCGGTATTGGATTTGCGCAGGGTCAAAGGTGTATGTCTTATCGACGTTTAGCTCATCCTCAATCAACGCCTGGTCGGAGTATGACTTTGGTTTTGGCGTAGACGATATCATTGTATTCAAGAACAGGGTCTACGTCCGCTCCGGAAATGTAATTTACACTTACGGAGGGCCAGACAATACCCTTTTTGACGGCTCCCAGGTCGTAGTTGAGATGCCATACCTGAGCGCCAACAAGCCAGGCACCTATAAAGAGTTGAAGGGCATAGATATTACCTGCGCCGGCGAATGGACAATAGAGGCTGGCATGGACTACTCTAACCCAGAGGCCCGAGACATACTTGCTTTTGTCAGTGCGCCTACCTTCTCTGAGGGCCGCATACCAGCAACTGGCTACGGCACCCATATCGGCCTTAAAATGACCAGTTCCTTTAACGGTTACGCCAAGATATCAAATGTCTTAGCCCACTATGACGAACAAAACTCAAAGCATGAGGCAGGAACTTAATGCTTCGTGAACTAAACGAGGCTGGATTACTTTATGTTGCCGATAACATGCGGGAAATTGACAAAAAAGAGGTCTTTGCTACCAGATGGGACGATAATCCCGAGGATCTGGTTGATTGCATCATGGCAAAGGGTAGTTTCGGGTGGATTTCCATGGCAAATGACGGAATACCTGTTGCTGCTTTTGGCGCTATAGCCTGTTGGCCAGGGGTGTGGCAGGTTTGGATGTTCGCAACCGACCGATGGGACGAGGTTTCGTCGGAAGTTACAAAGTTCATCAAGCGGATCGTAATACCGTCCATAAAAGGCACAGATTGGCTTAGGGCTGAGTGCAGATCCATGGAGGGTCATGACACCGCCCACCGGTGGCTCGAGTATCTGGGGGCAACCAGAGAGGCTTCCCTCAAAATGCTCGGAAAGAATGGAGATACTTTCCACGTTTATAGCTGGACGAATGACAAAACAAACATAAATTAACCATAACCCAATAATACCATGTGCGGAGGAGGAGACTCAGGTGCTTACGCGGCCCAAGCAAGGGCAGATGAAAACGCAAGGCAAGAACGCGTCCAGTCCGGCATGGGCAGGATAAATCAGACCTTTTCCGGGTTTAACGACAATTTCTTCAATAAGCGCAAAGAGGAGTTCATGAAATCAATGAACCCTCAGGCCGTTAAGCAGTACCAACAGGCCAATGAAAACCTTGCGTACTCGCTTGCACGAAAGGGTCTTACGGACTCCAGCGAACGATCAAAGAGTGAAGGTATACTGCAAGAGCAGATGAAGAACGCTCGATACGATATAGCTGAAAGGGCATCAAATATGGCCAATCAGCAGCGCCAGGGTATGGAGGAAAACAAGAGCTCACTTATTGGCCAACTCAATGCCACCGGCGACGCAAATACTGCAGCCGCAAGGTCTGCAAACGCAGCCAACAATTTGGCCAACCAGCAATCTTACTCCATGCTTGGCAACATGTTTGCCAACACGGCAGGCCTTGTTTCTGACGCCCGCACCGCTGGTTACTACGACAGTAAATCACAAGGTGCTCAACCATACTTCAGCGCCATGCGTGGATCTACGCCAACTAAGGAGAATACTCAAAGGACACCCTAATGTGCAATCCAATGGCAATCGGTTTGGCCGTTACGGCCGCAGGCACTTACGCCCAGTCTCAGGCTGCTAACAAGTCACAGCAGGCCATTATGCAAGCGCGCGACGCAGAACGAAAGCGCCAACTCGGGATGCAGCAGGAGTCGGACGCCACCTTTAATCAAGCACTCAAGAAGCAGGGCGTAGATGAAGTCGAAAAAGCCATGAAGGCTTCTACTGAAGGCCGAATTGCGGCCGGCGAAGCAAACGTAGCCTCTGCCCCGTATGTCGCCCCTATCGCCTCTGTAGGCGGAACCCCAAGGGTCGTTTCCAGCGACTCTGCCGTTCGCGGCGCAGCCGCAGGCTCAACCGCATCCGTAGAAAACGCCAGTCGAGCGCTTGCCGCAGGATTTGGCGACGCCCAGATAGGCTCGTCCCTGATGAACCTGGACTTTGCCCGCCGCCAGGGGCTAATCGCAAACCGAATGGGCGGATCCCTTAATGCCAATCAATCTGAATTAGACGCCGCCAAACAAGCTGGCTCCGGCCTAGCGGCCGCAGGCAAACTTGGCGTCGGCGTCGGCTCCATGGTCAACATGTACGGCGCTATGCAGCCCAAAGGAACTGGCTGGAACATAAAATAACTACAATGGCACAAGACTACTCATGGGTTGATCCACTTCTAAGCAAGTCCAAAGGCTTGTTCGGGTTCGATCCTGAACAGGCTGCCAAGGGCGCCAACCTGCAGGCCGAGCGGGCTTACAATGAGGCCCGAACCAACAAGGTCATTCCAGCCACCGTTGCGGAACTTGTTGCCAGAACAGGCCTACACGAAGCAAACAAGGGCAAGGCTGTTGCGGAAACGGCCGGAGTATCCTTCTCGAACCTTAGCGCTGAACAGCAAAAGGAGTTCCTGAGCGACCCGTCCAATTGGATGCCATCTCCTGACGGCAAGGGCATGATCGTCAATCCCAAGAATCTACCCAGATTGACGGCACTCGGCACGGCTGTAGCAGGAAAGACGGGCCCAAAGGACATGCCAGCGCTGATCGCCGGCCACAACCTGAACGCAAACCCAACCGATGTTGGGGTTGGTCTGGCGGCAGGCGGCGCAAACGCAACGGCCGCGAACAAACGATTGCTTCCTACCGTACTGAACCCGGGTCAAACGTTGGTCCAACACGACGAATTAGGTCGCCCGATCCTCCCTGCTTCTGGCGGTGTTGATTTCGTCGCCCCCGAGGACGCCCGCATGAACCTGCCTGTTGGCGCGTTTATCGGCGCATCACAAGCCCCAGAGGGGGTTGATTTGGCTGGCATACTTGCGCCTCAAAATAAGGCAGCCATGGGCGCAATAGGCCTGCAGCCAGGTCAGGAAGGTAAAGGCACTTCTGGCCTGCCGTTTACGGCAGGTAATCCAACCCCAACAGCGGTTGCCCGCATCCAAAACGAAGGCAAAGAGGCCGTGGCCAGAATCAAAGCTTCTGCTGGCGGTAGTAGCGGATCCAGCAATTCGCTGGATATGGCACGAAATGACAAGCGGGCAGTGGACGCCCTTGCTGCCGTAACCAACGCACTCGGGTACGCGGGAGAAAGTTTAAATCCACAGGACGCGCAAATTATAGCATCAGCTGCCATAGCGGCGTTCCCAAATGATCCTGCGCATGTGGCCGTACAAAAGTACATAATGCAAGAAGGGTTGACGTCGAAAGATGCATCTTGGGGAGGCGATGTAACTATTCAATCTGGAGGCAAGCCGTTGGATATTAAGAGTATGAGGGAAAAGGTATTTGGTCCACCTCCTGCTGCTGCGTCACAAGCGCCCATGGTAGGGCCTCCAGTAACCCCGGATGATGCCGTAAGGGGAGCCATGCGTGGCCCAATGCCTTCTCAGATCACCGGAGCACAGCCCGCTCGGCCAGTTCCAAATGCAGGTGCTAAAAAGGCTTTGGTTGACAATCCTGCTCTTGCAAAAGAGTTCGATGCTAAGTACGGTCCTGGCGCGGCTAAAGCTGTGCTGGGCCGTAATCCATGACCAAAAATTATTTCGACCAATTCGACGAGCCAGCCAAAAAGCCGGAAGTCGGTAATCAAGAAATCAAGCCGGTTGGCCAACCGGACGCCACGCAAGGCGGAAACTTCTTTGACCAGTTTGATCCCACTGGCCTTAAGGGCATAGGCGGCGGTCAGCGCAAGGCGGGCCAGTCGCTTGATCCTAATGCTGAAACGACTGGATATGTGTCGTCCATTGGGAACGCTATCGGTCGCTCTTGGTATGGCACCGATGCCGCAAAAGCCAGCAACGACTTTAACAGACAGGTTCAAAGAAACGTTCGACTCAAAAAGTTGTTAGATCAAAAATTCCCTGGCCTTTCTCCCGAACAGGCCAGCAAGGGTTTAACTGAATCAGAGGCGCTTGCTAATTTTAACACTGAAAAGCAATTTCAAACCAGATGGCTTACTGAAAACGAAGATAAATTAAAGGCAGCCAAAACGGAAAAGGACGAATTAGAGGCAGCGCTTAGTAGAAATGAGTCTGTAACCCCTACTTACAAGCAATTCCAGAAGTACAATGAAGCGGGCGACCTAAACAATGCCGCAAAGACATTCTTTGGTGACTACGGCCTCAATGCCCTAAGCATAGGCACCCAAGCAGCTGCCGAAAGCTCCTTGCCTACAATTAAGTCCCTTGCCTTAAGCGCACTAGAACTTGGAGCAAAAGCGTTTGCTGCACGAGGCGGACGAACACCAAGCCCAGGCGTAAGCAACGCAATTACTGGCACTGGGGCGGCAGCCCAGGGTGCCATGGCGGGCCGAGATGCTACGCTGAGTAACATAAACCAAAACTTTGAAGAATACCTAAGGTCCAAAAAATTAGATCCTAAGGATGAGAACGCTGTTCGTGCATACGCCAACGCCAATCCAGACGAGTTCTCCAATGCCTTTGATCTTGCCGTAAAGACGGGCACTGCTGCCGGCGTAGCCGAAGGCGCAACTACGGGTGTGTTCTCGCTCATACCTGGCATGAAGGAATTAAAGACCGCAGTTAAACACCCAGTCGGCAAATTCCTTATCAAGAAAGGCGTCCCGTATTTGGTCGAAGGTGCAAAGGAAGCGGCAGAAGAAGCAACCGTAAGCGTCACCTCTCAGTTGGCATCTATATTAGCTGGTAACAACAAGTCGTTTGACTGGGTTCAGCCAGTCACGTCTGGACTCCTTGGTGGATCGGCTGGTCTTATTACCACGGGCCTGATGAATTCAATCCAGGCCGGCGGCAAGAAGGCATATAACGCGGCCACCGCACAAACTCCAGCCGAAGCAGCGGCGCAGGCAGCACTTGTGGCAGCAGCTAGAAGCTCTCAGGCAACTCCACCTCCCCTTCCAGGTGTGGCGCCCGCCGCTCCTGCAGTCCCCGTCACCCCAACTGCGGCACCAGTAACCCCTGCTCCGACCGCCGGAGTCCCAGTGCAGGCCTCGAGCGTAGAAGACGAGTATCTGGTACCTCCGCCTGACCATCCGTCAGCGTTCCAGTACGAAGTCTTGCGCGACGCGTTCAACACGTTTGGCCCAAATCACCCAAATACACTTGCAGCCGCTGCAGCCTTTAAGGCTGCCCTTAACGGCAATCCTATTGCGCCTGCACAAGCCGTCGTAGAAAACGTTGAACCGTCGCCCGTATTCCCTGGAAATGAAGCAACCTTTGAAGACAGACAGAAGTGGAGCGAAGCCTACACGGAATGGAGAAATAAATACTCAGCGACGCACTATCAAAACGGACGACCAAAGCCCCCATCGTATGTAGAGGGCACACCTGAATATGCAGCCCGAGTCGCTCGCGAGGCGGCCCGAGCCAGCGCCCCAGCTACACAGCCACAGACCGCACAACCCCAGGCTCAAGCGCCTGCTCAAACCTCTAAATGGACCGCTCGAGCCGATAGACCTAACCAGTATAGGAACGATAAAGGTGACGGCGTAATCATGGAGAAGGGAGGTTTATTTGAAGTCTTTAGAACTGATCCAAAAAATCCAGGAAACTTGAGTAAGATTGGCGCGGCTAACTCTCTTGAAGAAGCGCAAAAGCTATTTGATAGCAAGCCGGCTCCCGCCGTAGGTCCTACCAATCAATCGACAACCGCAGGTTCAAATCCTTTGCCTGCACCGGTTGCGCCAACCGCAGTAACCCCACCCACGGCAACCCCTGCCGCTCCGAGCACCAATCCAGGCACGGCTCCCGCCGTAACCGTTGCTGCTGACGGCCAGGGCCAGGTCAACTTTGTCCCGCAGCACATCCCTGCGCACGAAACCCTTGACCAACAGGGCTTGCTTACCGCCCACGCTGCCATGGAGCCAGCACAGGCTGCCAATAGCGTCGTTGGCCTTAACGCGGAAGCGCACCGCCGTACCGGCGGCTTAAAGCCCGCCGACCCAGTATTTGTTGAGCGCGTTGTTAACTCCACCGGGGAGATACTTACGCAGTTATCAACCAAGGATCAAAATCTAGCCGTCTCTACGGCCGAAGGGCTTGCTCGCATGGTCAACAAGCAAATGGAGCACTCCTATGCTGACAAGGACACCAAGTACATGCCATCGCAATCCATTGAAATGGCTTACCGAAAGCAGTTCTACGAACAGATGGCCAACTTCCTGCGTACTGGTTCAAACAAGCCAGAGGCCTATAACCAGCAAGGACTTAAAAACTTCATCGAGAAGTTCTCAAAGGATCTCCTTGGCAACGCAGTCAAGCGCATGATGCAGGGCATTACCTGGGATGAGCGAGTCAACGCAGGCAAGATTGCCCTGTATGTCGCGTCCCAGCCAGGCTCGGGCGTTTCCGAATTGGATAAGGGTGAAATACGTTCGACGCTTAAGAGTATTGCAGCCGAGCAATACGCCCCTGGCTTCAACCGGGATGCCGTTCGCCAACCTCCTGCACCGGTTGCACCTCGAGCACAAACCGCCGAAAAGCCAACACAGAAACCGGCCGATGCCGACGGGTACGAAGCAAAGCTAAAAGACGCAGGATACACTAAATCCGGAGATGGATATGTAGACCCAACCGGTAGTTACAAGGTCAACCAAGAGGGCAAAAAGTTTGTAGTCGTAAGCTTAAAGGATACTTTGGACGCGCAGGGCAATCCTCTCCATAAGGCTGGCAAGGAAATCAAGTTTTCAGATGGGCGATTTGACGCATCCGAAATTGATAGCCTTATTAACCAGCTTAATGGCATGGCTGCACTTCCGCTTGGCGCAGAAAATCCTTCTGACCCTAAGGATAGCGAAGCAATAGGAAGAAAGGCCGCCGGAAGCGAACTTGAGATCTCAAACGCAAATAACCCTTACGTTCTTAGACCTGTAAAGGGTGCCATTAAGGAAGGTTCGCTTACCGAAAAGCCAACCAAGATTAAGTTCGACACCAAGGACAAGGATAATCGCCCTCAGTACGGCGACATATTGACGTGGCATAGCTTCGGTGAGCCCCAAATGTCCGACATGGTAAACGGCATTAAGGCCACGCTGCCTGACGGTACGGAGGTTCCATTCACGGGACAGGTAGGCGGAGAAGTCGGAAAGTACGACAAGGTTTCCTTCGGCATCATCCAGATTAAGCGCGGAAAGTGGCAGATCGAGTGGGGCCAGGCCCCGAAGAACTCTTATGCCGTTGAGCGCATAGCTGCCGGAGAGATAGGACTCGAAGGATCCATCGTATTTGACCCCAATAACAACCGCTACTACCGGATAAGGGCCGACATAGACGGATCAAAGCAGGAGCAGATAGCCAAGGTTCGTCACCTTATGGAGTCGGATGTTCTTACGCCCGAGCAGATCAAGAAGATAGACCAGGAGAAAAGAAAGGTGGTCAAGCACAGCGAGGCGGACAAGGCGATCCTTGACAAAATCCAGAAAAACGCCGAAAACATTGAAGAATATGACGGCGACGGCGACAACGAGGCGGTAGAAGTTGAAAAAGATATAGCAAGACAGAACGCCGAAGGGCTCAGCACGAAAGAAGCCGTGGCCGAGGCCGAGTCCATCCTGGGGTTTAAGTTAAAAGTTAAGCCTGCAAAACAGGAGCCTACTGCCGCTGATGATGAAACGCCTGAAGTTCGGTCGTCTGAGGGCGAAAAATCAAAAGAAACCCCCTACAAGATTATAGGTGAAGGATGGGTTTCTGAGAGCAGATATCTGGACCATCTCATCGAGATAATGGACTGGAGTGAAAAGTTTTCAGGAAACCCTAAGTCTCATAGGAAGCAAAGAAACGAGTTGGCCAAGAAGCTTGGAGTAAATATCGAGGAAAGGGCAAAGCAGCTTAAGTCGAAAGATCAGTCCACCAAGCCAAAGCCGCTCAGATACGAAGGGCCTCTTGTAAGGATTGGAGGACTTACCTTCATTAAAGACGAAATATCAAATCACTATACCGGAAAAGTAAAAGGTGACATGTATGTTATAGACCTTACCAATCAGATCGAAAGCAAAAAGGGTGACGTAATACAGATAGGCATTAAGATAAGAAATGACGGAAAGAAGTTTGTTACTGATGACGGGCCGATTGAGATAGAGTTTCACGAGGACACGGGAACAAAAAGAAAAAATGGTTCAATAATTCCATTGTGGCTTGATTGGTCCGATATAATCATACCGAAAGAGCTTACTACTATTGAAGATGTAGTTGCTGCTCTAAGGAAGGGCACTCTTAACGAGCATGGCCCTAACTGGAACAAGCCAAATAAGCCGGGCAAGATGGCCAAGAGGTTTAAAGCTTTTCTTGATCTCGCCGAGGCTCACCAGGCAAAGAACGAGCAAATCAATCAACCAGCCGAGAAGCCCCGCCAGCTCGGCTCCAGCCAGAGCGAGCTAATTGACACCTCTGACACGTTTAACCTGACGGGCGGAAGCGCTACCGAAACTCAGGCCAAGCCGGCGGACACGACGGCCGAACTGACCACCGCCGGCACGGAGCCCGCCTATGTAGCCCAGGCCCGCACCCAACTGGCTAAGCTTGAGAAGTCAGGCAAGAGCCCACAACAGCAGCAAACGCTCCGGGACACCATCGCCAAATACGAGGCCGGTCTTAATCCTCCTAAAAAAGTTAATGCCGCTTTAAGTAAGCTATTGATTGAGCTTAACGCAAAACTTGATGAATTGTTAATCAGCAACAAAGAACGAACAAAGGAATCCCTACTTGGTCAAGGGTACCTTAGTAACATATTGGCAAGGATAAAAGAAGCTGGCGGCACCATCAAGGACGTTGCCGACAAACTTGGAAACACAACGAGGCCTGCTTTAATTAAGGATGCTTTTGAAAGTGCTCAAAGAGAAAATAGCACTCAATTATTCAAGGATCCAGCCGGCGTAAGCGGTGTAAAAATTACAATGCTTGGCCGATCGGATTACATATTGGCGCTGAAGGGAGTCATATCGTCGTATTATGAGGTTTCATCCAGAAAGGCTTGGGCGAAGAATGAACTCAAGCGAGTCATGGAGCTGCCTGTGGATGCCACGATAAGCCCAGAAACGGAGAGCGCCACTACGGCACAAATAAAAGATATCATCGAGGAGCAAAGCGCGCGATTCCATGATGAAATTAAAGACAGCCTTGAGGGTGCCGCCCAGGGAACCGTGTCGTCGGACAAAGAAGTCAACGGAAACAAGGGAATTATACCCAGGGTTGAGGCAGCCCTTGAAGCCGTCGAATCTAACCCTAGCCCTGAAAACGTCGGGAAGCTACTGGAGTTGGCCAGCGAAGCCCAGGATCTGGCATCTAGGCACGAGGATAAAGCCAGCAACATTGAAGATATGGGCCGCGAGGACCAATTCAGCGAGCGCAGCGACCTTATCGACGAACTCAACAACCTTGCGGACACCCTCAATGAGATGGCCCAACAACTTAACGAGCAACTCGGAAAGCCAGAGGCTAAACCCGATAAGGCAGAGCCGACTCAAGCCGACAAGGACTCCGAAGCTAAGAAAAAATCCATTGATCGTATTAACAGGATGTTCGACCAGGGAACCATAACCCGAAGCGAGTACGAGTCTATGCTCAAGGATCTAGGCGTGGAAAGCGAAGCCAAGCCCACCCAGGCCGAAGCCCCGCGCACCGACATTCAAGGCATCAAGGGTCTGGATCGTGGCATCATCGACCAGCAGGAACTCGTTAACGAGTCCCCGAATGAGGATACCCGCAAGGCTCGCCAGTTTGTGTTAGACAAGATGAAGGCGGTCAAGGAAGCCCTTAAGTCCAAGCCAAGCGACAACCGGCGCCTCGAAACCCAGCGCAAGAAGCTCAAAAAACTTGTCAGCGAAAACGTCTTCAGGGCAAGCCGAAGCAGCGCAGACATGTTTGTTCAGACATACTCCGTTAAGGAGGTCATGGACGCCATTAGCTCCTACGAAGCCCAGGCTGGAACGTCGGAAGCCAACGCGGAAAGCATCCTGAAGCCGTTTACGGACAATGAGCCCGCCGACGTTACCGCCGCCCGAAAAGAACTCGCCGGCATTATCAAGAACATGAGCAAGGGGGAGGGCTGGAACGCCAAACGCGATGCGGCCGAGAAGCTGATCGCCCAGTTTGAGGCCGAAAGCACTTTTCTTTCTGGCATGCAAACGGACGAGATTGATTTCGATATCATATCGGACGATGCGCTAAATGAGTTTATGGCCAAGTTTACGGCCGATGAAGTCGGGGAGGACTTGTATGACGCAGTTGGGCGTGAATTGGCCACCAGAGAGGACAATAAGGAGCGCGCTGCTGCTGAGTTCGGTGAAGAAGGAGAAGAAGTTAAGGGCGACCTGATTGCCGACATTGAAGGCATTACAAAATCAAGCAACGGAAGGATAGCCATACCCACCCTTCCAGCGGTTTTCGGCCACCAGGAACTACTCGGCCTAGCCCAGCAAATAGGCAAAGGTCGTTTCATAAAGTTAGCCAGACTTCCCAAGCGCTACGGCAAGATTGACCTTAAGCGCGCTGAAACTGATCTGGAATACAAGAAGAACCTCAAGGACGCCGCAGACGGCATGCTTAGTGACTTAGCCCAGGCCCTTGCCGAACGAGGCTGGACGCAGGTTGACCCGACCAACGCCAATACGGACGTCCTGATGGACCTCATAGCCAGAGCCGCCAGGGGCGAAATGCTAACTCCAGAAGGTGGCGTAGGCGGCGTAGCCGCCCAGTCCGACAGTCCTACGGACTACGGCGTGAAGCGCCTCTACACCCCTAACGAAGATGCAGATACGGGCGACAATCCGTTCTCCCGCCGGGACGTTGAGGAAAACAGTGACGCCAAGCCCAAAAAGATCCCAAGTAAGAAAGAAGTAATAAAGGACGCCCAAAAGATAGCATCCAATCAGGCGCAAGTGGCAACAAGCACCGTACCCGCCATTGATATCATTCACTCCGTCGAGATAAACGGAAAGGTATCTAATATCGTTGAGCAGGCCACGGTCCAGGTAGTTATGAGCGGAACGGATAAGGCGAGAACCGCAGAAGACGTAGCCGTTGCCGTTGGTGAATGGTTTGCTCAGCGCCCGCAGGAAAACACAGCCGTAGTAGTTGTGGATAAAGATGATCGGATTATCCATGTAGGAAGAAATAGCATAGGTTTTATATCTTCGGCCAACATGTATCCAGTCCTGCTCATGGGGCAGGCGCTTGGCGTAACTGGTGCCGCAAAAGTGTGGATAGTTCACAACCATCCAAACGATACATCCCAATTATCCCGCGCAGACATTGGCGTTAGCGTTACATTTAGAAGCTTATTTGAAGGTTCCGGGATAGAGTACAAAGGCCTTATTGCAATTGCAGGCAATAAATACGCTTACATTAATGACAAACAATCTGCGCCTGGTGCCGGACGCAATCAAATCCCAGATAAATTAATTCCGCAAAAAACTCCAAAATTCAAAATTAAAATAACGGAACGAATGTTCACCAAAAAAGGCGCGTTGTCGTTTGGTGAAATAATGAACGCCAGCGATGCCTTAAGCGCAAGCAAGGTGTTACTAGAAGGAAAGCCTGGAATGTTACTATTAGACGGAAAGGCGCGTCCTGTAGGGGCAATACCAATGACTACTGATCAAATGGTAAAACTAAAGCAGCCAGGGGTGCTTGGAAACCTTATAGCAGCAATAGAACGCACAAATGCAAGTCAGCTATTTGTCTATATTGGTGACGGGGTACACGCTAGTGATGCGGTAAGTATTACTGAAAATATAAGTAAGTTTACGGCGGCTACCGGTGAAGGGAAAACTGGAATTGAATTTGCTGAGGTTATGGACAGCTCAGGAAATGAATACGGAAAATTCAAACCATTTGGACAATGGGACTTTAAGAGCCAGCGCGATCCAGACGCTGACGCCCGCAAGGCCGACGAACTCGACCGCCGCAAGAAGCAGACCGCCGAGAACCGTGCCGGCGATCCAGAAGGCCGAAAGGGCTACGCTGGCATAGTCTCCCGAGTCACCGACGAACTTCGCCTACGGGGTGGAATAACCCCAAAGCAGATCGAGGGCATCACTCGCATCATGAACAAGATTGGCGCCCAGTTCTTCGAGGGCGTCAAGATGAACATCCGCAGTGGTCCAGAAGGCGCCCAAGGCCAGTACAAGACCATTAGCCGCATCATTACCATATTCCACGATGCCATACTTTCCGGTCGGTTCGAGGAAACTGCTGCTCACGAAATAGCCCACCACATCACGCGCTTCCTGCCCGAAGCCGACCGCCAAGCGGTGCTCAAGGAAATGCGCGAAAAGCGCGTCGATTTCCTTAAGAAGAACAAGGGCCTGGATACGCTCCTAAGCGCGACCGACCGCAAGGACTGGGCCCGTCGTCGTTTCACCCCGCAACAGGTCACAAACGCCAACCTCGACAACCCGACCGGCCTGCTGATCAAGCTTACCCCCGAAGAAATCAAGAAGGAGGGTTTCCCGAAGGGTTCGACGATGTATCGCTTGCGCCTTACGGACGAAACCTACCGCCTTACTACCCCTGACGAGTACTTTGCTGAAGAATTCAAGGAAACCGTTATGCGCCAACTTAACAGCGATCCGGTCTATCTCGGTCGCTCCAAGAATTGGAAGGAAAAGTTGGCTGGCCTATGGGAAACCATCAAGGTCACCTTCCGTCAGTTATTCGGCAAGGACATAGCCGCCAAGATACTCAAGAACTTTGCCGAAGGGCGCTACAACCCGGACCAAGAAGGCTCCACGAACATGGGCGGGCTCGGCTCTGACCAGCAGCAGATGAGTCGCATAGAAGGCGCAGAGGGAGAAAACTATTTCAGAAACGTAAAGCCAGGGCAGAAAATCGGGTCAGACGGATTGCCAGTTCGTGACCAGACCGGCATGCCTACATGGTTTGACATAGGCCATTCAAATGACGAAGAACCAGACCTTTCGGATACATCATCAGACCGCAGGAAACCGATAGACATAAAAGACACAAACGAGTCGTCGGTTCAGGTTGATGACGGTGACTACATATCCTCGTATGGAGACTTATGGGCCGTGTCAAAGATGGGCGTTCAGTTTGAGGGGGCAAATACGACGGGTAAGTATTCCGATAACGGCTTATCAGACCACCAAGAGTGGCTTGACCCAGAAGGCGATCAGGGGCAGTGGATACCTGACTCGTATGAATCGTATGGCCGCATAGATCATCCGATATACGGGAAGAACGGTGAAGTGCTTGTTCGTGGACGCATAAGCCACGTTTTCAACACTGACGCACTTCACGATAAGAACGGCCCAACGGTTGACCTTGAGGCGCTAAAGCTCGATCCGGCGTTTGTCCGCGACCTTAAGCAATCGGCTGCAAATCGCGCTAAAAAGGTGTTCCAATCAGCAAGCCTAAAATCCAAGATAGACCCATCCCATTACGACTTATTTGCCTTTAACGAAGGCGATAAGGCCAGGGCTGGACGAGGCATAAGCAAGGACGACAGGGGACCAACTCTCATGAGTCAAGGTGATCGAAAGTTAAAAGCAGACCCCGTGGTTTCTCCAGAAACCAATAAGTCAGAGGCCTCCTACCCGATTGGCGAAGCCATGGTGCGCAAGGGCGACGGAAGCACGTTTGTTGTAAATATACTCGGCCGTAACAAGATGAGCCCTGAGCGAGCGGAGCAGATAAAGACGTTCGTAAAGGACTCGTCCGTTAAACACGCCCTTTATCGAGGTCAAAGTGGTGCGTACGAAACACTTGATGCAAACATGAGCGAAGATGGCCTTTTCCATGTAGCAGCTGACCCTGACTACGCCGCGCAGTACGCACATGAGGACCACAACAAGTCGCTTCCATCGGCAGGAACTACAGGCGCTGTTGTACAGGTGTATATTAACGCCAAGAACATCGTCGATATCAGCAAGATAGGCCACTCCATAGACTCTCGATCGGTAATAGATAAGATGCGCAAGGCCGACCCAGATGGATTGACCGCAGACGAGTACATAGTAAAGCGTGAGGACGAGTTTATCGCCAAGATAATCAGCGAGGTTGAACGCATAAACCAGGGCAAGAACTTGGATCTAACTGAACTAAGGGAAGAGCTTACGCAAGCGTTTGACGAAGCTCGTGATGATGAACTTAACAGGTTCCAAACAAGCGTATGGCAGATATTCATCCACCCTTCCATACATTCTCTTTTCAAAAAGTACGGCGTAGATGCCATAAAGTATAGCGATTCCGACCTACGCACCGCTAAGGGCGGAAAGAGGGGCGGACAAGACTCCTATATTCTTGCCGATCCGCGCAAGATAAAGGCTGCATTTGCAGGAAACGACGTAAACACCGAGTCTAGCAACATATTCCAAAGCCAGCGCGACGACTCCCAGCGCGAATTAGCCCTCGGAGACAAAGGTAAGGACCGCTTCGCCGGCAAGGACACGATATCCGAAAAGGAATTCGAGCAAGCCAAGCAAGACCCAACCTTTAAGGAATTTGAATGGGAGATGTTTACCAGACTTGCGCCAAACTTGGGTGTCACGCCAGAGGAAGCCAAGAGACGCGGCATTAAGCCAAAAGACGCAAAGGGCGTAAGCCGAATAACTGAGTATCAGCGCAAGGCTCCGCCTACCAAAATGACCGACCCTGCTGCCGAAACAAAGGTACAGGACACCCTGCCTAAACCTGACGAAAACATTGACCCAGAGGACGAAAATCCGACCACGCTAAATTCCGTCCGTGACGCTTCTGCGGAGCAGTCTGAAGACCCTGATCTGTTTAGCGCCCCCCGTAAAAGCCAGACGGCAGCAAGAACCGCCCTGGATATTCTTACCCTTCGATACTTCTCGGGCATATCGGCAAAGGCACACCAGAACGCAAAGCGTTACGGGTTCAGCAAGGCGCTACAGTTAATCGCCAATATGATTCACGCTCGTCCAGGAACGGACTCAAATGCGTTCGAGCGCGACCTCCCAACGGCCATATCGACCGCCAGAACGAAGTACCATAATCGCCTCAATAAGATTATGAACCCGCTCCGTGACATGTTGTCTAGCTTTAAGGACGGCGACCAGGGAACGGCTAGACAGCAGCGCGAGGAGGTTTACCAAGCCCTTACGGACATGGTTACGGGGTATCGCCCAATCACTGGAGGCCCCCTGGGTACGGCTGCTACAGGGCTTAAAAAGCTACTAGCGGAACTACACCAATACCGGACAGAAGCCGGCGAAAAACTTGGCACCATTGAAGACTACTTTCCTGCCGTCTATGACTCGCCTCGTATCGGCGACAATCGAACCGCATTTATCAAGGACGCAAAACAGGCTTACGAAATAGAACTCAGCAAGTTAAGCGACGCAGATAAGGCAAAGCTCCTAAAGATGGATGAAGATGCCCTTAACGACCTTCTTGCGGTCGATCCAGAGTCCGTCGAGGACAGCCTTGCCGAAATAGCCGAAGAAAAAGCCAAGGAACTCTACAACATGCACGTCCGTGGTGGCGCTGCAGAGAGCTTTGACTCCATATTTGGCGACAGAAAGAGCATGGACGAAAGCCCATTACTGAAGCGTAAGTTCGGAAAAGAGTCTCAGGCCATTATGCGCAAATGGCAGGTCAATGACCCGTTCCGCGTAGTATCCAGGTACATATCATCTGCGGCCAAGAGAACCGAAGTCGTAAGGCGCTTTGGCCATGACGGCAAGAAGTGGTCTGGATACGCCAAGGACATGGAGAAAGATAGTGTGCCATACCCTATTATCGAGGAAACGATGGATCTCGTAAAGAAGGCTGCCGGTGTTGAAATTAAAAGTCTAGGGAAGGCATCACAAAACTACGTCGATACCATAACGCTGTTTACTGCTGCTTCTGCCATGGGCAAGGGCTTCATCAACAACCTAGTTGAGCCAATCACAATGGGCATGAGAGCCGGTGGCGGACCAGTTGGGGCCACCTTGACGACGCTTCGAGCCTATGCTGAAACTTGGGGTCGCTTCCTGCGTGAGTTGGCAGCGTTCTCTCCGTACCTGCAGAGAAAGATGGGCGACACGTTCTGGACTCAATACGGCCAGGAGATTGGAAGCATCCACAACTCATTCGAGGACGCATGGATGACCACGCACTCGATCGACATGGACGCCGACAACGCGGACCCACGCTTCCGCTGGCTAACCAACCGCATCTACAAGGCCAATCTAATGGAGGCCTCCGAGGTGGCCAAACAGCAAGCTTCGCATGCAATCGGATACTCTTATATCCTTCGCATATCCGAGATGGTCAGCGGCTCACACTGGACGGCAAAGATTGGCCTTAATGCCAAGCAGTCGGCGACCGACCAGCTGAATGAACTTGGCGTACCCCCATCCAAGCATGCCGAGTTTGCTGCTTGGTGCGAAGAATTGGCCAAGATGAACAGCAACGAGCGCATGGCCGCTATGACGGCGAACGACGAAATGGCCCAACTTCACCAGGAGGCTATGATCCGCTTCTCCGTGCAGTCTAGCGTCCGCACCAACCGAGCCCACAAGCCGGTCTTCCAGGACACCGAGTTAGGCAAGACCTACCTGCAGTTGATGAACTTCAGTTACGCCTATGCCGCAGAAGTAAACACCCGATTGTACGACACGATTAAGCGGTCTGTGACCTTCAGCCCTCCGGGCAAAAGGTACTCCCTTTATGATCGCCTTAGAATGTTGGGGCCTGTCGTTATAGGCGCTCTGTCTATATTGGCTTATCGAGGCCTACTGGAACTCAAGGACTTGCTTTACCCAACCGAAGCTTCGCAAAAGCGCAAGAAAGACCCGGAGTTCCTTAAGTGGCTCAATGCCATATCCTACGCCGGTCTTTTAGGCCCTAAGTTTGAAGCAGCCATGAAGACCCTCAAGCGCGAGCAAGCCCCAGGTGGTCCTACCGGCCAGTCAGTCGTCAATTTAGGCCGATCGGCACTCTCGGCAATAGAGTCCAGCGTCGAAGACAAGGACATGTCTAACTCAAAGAGAAGTTTGGCAAAGGCAATTATTCCAGTGGCAAAGGGCGCTTTAGTTGCGGGCGCATCAGCCGCAAGCCCAGTTCTTGGGGCTGTTGCCGTGCAAGCCACCAATTTCCCACAAGTAACGGGCAAAATGGTTCCGGACAAGACAAAGGGCGCCTTGACCCCGGACGACTTCAAGCCAAAGTAAACTTAACCCAAAACTACTATGCTTACCATCCTATCCATGGCCCTATCCTACATCGCTGGCGCCGTCACCGGTATCCTTGTGTACCGCAACAATATCGCCCGCTTGCAAGATATTGAGTCTAAGGCTAAAAAGGCCGTAGGCGAACTCCAGAAGTGAAACTTTGGACTCCCATCCTGCTGTTGGTCGGTTGCGCTACCACGCCCCCTGTGGACCCGACCCCATCTGCGGGCGGGGACGCCCTGGACAACATAGCAAAGGATCAGGACAAGATAGACGGCCGCGTAGCCGGTGCCCTGGTTGCCATCGAGGTCAACGCCGAAAAACCTGCGGTCGTTAGGTCCGAGGCTAAGTTAGCCAAGGCCTATTTACCGCCGGCGAGCGAAGGCGACAAGGCCTTTGCGCTGGCTCGGGCTGCTGCTGCCGATGAAAAGGCCTACATCGATCAGACGGAGTATGCCCGCAAGTTCCTGTCCAAGCTGACTTCCGAATGGGAGAAGGCCGAGGTTCTGGCCAAGCAAAACGCAGTCGAAATCCAAGCCCTCAAGAGCGAGAACGTAAAGCTGAAAGAAGACATGGTTCGCATTGAGAAGGAGTCTGATCGCAAGATTTGGACTATTACCGGTGCGGCTTTGGTCGTTCTGGGCGGTGTCGCCATGGCCTTTGCTAGCATTAAAAAGGGCGCTCCGCTACTCCTGGCTGGGGCGTTTGCGGGTGCGGTTCCATACGTCATAGAGAGTCCATGGTTTGCTTGGATTGCTGGCTCCGCCGGAGCCGTCCTAGCAGGCCTGTTGCTGTGGTTGGCCTACGATAAGGTGCGCGACAACGTTAACGAACATGAAACCAAAAAAGAAGTTCAAGATAGTTGAAGCAGACCTAAAAAAATACAAAGACGATGGGCAACTATACCATGTCGGAGCAAAGTTATTTAAAATCGTTATCGACAAGAAACACCGGTCGGAAAGGGAGCGCATGGACACGCTTATACACGAGTGCGTCCATATCGGCGACCTCCGAGCCTCAGAGCGTAAGGTCAGGCACATGTCCGCAATTATCACGGAGGCACTGTGGAGACAGGGTTATCGCAGATGAATCGGCTACAGGCGTATCGCTTAAAGAACCCAAAAGCCGCTATTATCAGCAACGCCAGGCAGCGCGCAAAACTCTACGGAGTGCCGTGCACTTTGAAACGGGAGGACTTCAAAATTCCTATTTTCTGTCCAGCCCTCGGAATAAAACTGACGCGCGGGATCAACAAGAAATCAACGGACAGCTCGCCAAGCCTAGACAGGCTAATGCCAAGCAAGGGCTATGTAAAAGGGAACGTAGCAATAATCAGCAAGTTGGCCAACAGCATCAAAAGTTCAGCAACCTCTCCAAAGCAGATACTAAAAGTCTATTTGTGGATGAAGAAATGTCTTAAACTAAAATGAGCCCTCCTCCCCCCAGTGATCCAGAACAGGTCAACCAACTGATAAAGGATGGCGTAACCGCAGCCGCGCTTGGTGCTGGAGCGATGACCGCTCGCCTTCTTGCGGATCAAAACAAACAGTCATTCGGCTATGTAGCCAGGCGCATTGGAATAGCATGCGTCGTTGGCTTCTTCTCATCTATGGTGGTGAAGGAATACATACAATCAACCGGGCTTCAATTCGCAGTCGTCGGGGCGCTCTCTTACGCAGGGCCCGAGGTATGTGATTTTATCCTACAATATATTCGTGCAAAAGGCGAAGCCCAAGTTAAGGAAGCCAAAGCAAAACGTAAGTGATAACTTACTGATTGCGATTGGCATTACCGCCACCATCTCAATCCTTTGCTCTGCGGCTACTGCGTATCTAATACAGAAGACGCTTAACGCGTTCCAGAGCAGCCACGCCATGGCGGGCTTAATAACGGCCTCTGGGGTCGTTTTTGACGACAAGAACACGGAGGCTCAGCTGAGTTCGGCTACCCTTGCGCTGATGGCCACCAGGGATATATCCATGGCGGTAGGGTTTGGATCAATAATGGTGGTCGGTGGATTGGCCTACCGGGCATTTAAATTGCGTTGATTGTCAGTGGGTTGCATGCACACGCAAATAAACGTGCAACACACGCTTGACGAAGCCCAGACCTTGGGCATCGTCCCAAGAACCGACATGAGCACTATACCTATTACGTTTAGCAACAAGCCCCTCCACGAACTCAAGGAAATGGCCGTGGATATTGGCCAAACCATCGTTTACCAGAAGCAGATTTTGGATGCGATCAACGAGGAAATCCTCACCCGCTACCAGCCTGCGTTTGTCGAGGAGCTTAAGGCCCTTGGCAAGATTGACGGCGAAGCGACCCGTGAGTTTGATGGCGTCCGCATGACCTATGCCATGAAGGCCAAGGTCAAGTGGGACTCCAAGAAGCTTCAGTCCGTGGCCGCTACCATGCCCTGGGACAAGATTGAGAAGGTCTTTAAGATCGAGTTCTCCGTCCCCGAGCGCACCTATAAGGCCATCACCGAAGACGCCCTGCTGGAAGCCATTAAGGCCGCCCGCACTGTCGAGTTCTCCGCCCCTAAAATCGTCTTTACCCAAGAGTAACCCTTTGGGGAGCCTTACGGGCGTCTAACCGGTTTTTTCTCACTTGATTCATGATAGTGGGTTTTGTTGCCGGCGACGTGTAAGAGCTTGTTGTTCTTCCTCCCCTCTAATTTCCACCCAATACCGACATGTTCAAAATCATCAAGGCAGACGACCGCCTGAAGGCCGTACCGAAAATCAACATCGCCCTGTTTGGCCCCTCTGGGGTCGGCAAGACGACTCTCGCCCGCACCATGGACCCCGACAGCACCCTGTTCGTGGACCTTGAGGCAGGCACTCTCGCCATCCAGGACTGGCCAGGCGACGTCTTTGACGTCCGCAAGGCCGCAGCCACTGTGGGCTGTCACCCATGGGAACTCGCCCGTACCCTTGCCCTCTATGTAGGCGGTCCTGATCCGTCAGACGCATCGGGCCCCTACTCTGCGGCTATCTACCAGCACGTTTTCAAGCTGTTCTCCGACGCCGGCATGGACCTCAACAAGTACGACTCCATCTTCGTGGACTCCCTCACTGTCGCGTCGCGCGAGTGCTTTAAGTGGTCCCAGACCCAGCCAGAAGCCCTGTCCGAAAAGACCGGCAAGCCAGACACCCGTGGTGCTTACGGCCTGCTGGGCCGTGAAATGATGCGCTGGTTGACCCACCTCCAACATTCCTCCAAGTCCGTCATTGTGGTCGGTATCCTTGACCGCCACGAAGACGACCTCCGCCGTGTCACCTGGGTGCCTCAGATTGAGGGCTCCAAGACCGGCCGTGAAATCGGTGGCATCTTTGACCAACTTGTCACCCTCCAGAACATGACCGCTGACGACGGCAAGACGCAGTATCGTGCCCTTGTCTGCCAACAGCAAAACCCTTGGGGCTACCCAGCCAAGGACCGCTCCGGTCGCTTGGAACTGATTGAGCCGCCGCACCTCGGCCAACTCATCAAGAAGATCCGTGAAGGCAAGCGCCTCGACACGGATATCATCACCACTCTGCCCGAAAAGCAGTCTTAAAACCAAAAACCAAACCCAAAACCATGCACAACATGTTCTCCCCCGAGTCCGGAAAGGGCAGCAGCTCTTTCTCTCTCATCCCCAACGGCACTCTCGCCTCCGCAGTCCTCACTGTGAAGGAGATCAAGCGCTCCCAGAAGACCAACGGCGAATACGGCCGAGTCGAACTGACCATCAACGATGGCGAATACACCGGTCGCAAGATCTGGACCGTCATCATGAACCCGCTCGACGAAAACAACAGCGAAGGCGGCAAGAAGATGGGCATCACCTCCCTGACACGCTTGTTCGAGGGCTCTGGCCTGTTCGTCGTCGGCAACCGTGGTTCGTATGACAAGTACAACGGCGCTACCTTCCAGGAGATGCTCATGCTCCTTGACGGCAAGAACGTCGCCATGAAGATCAAAATTGCCAAGGGCAAGGACGGTTACGAGGACAAGAACGAAGTCCAAGACTTCTTGACCCCTAACCCCGAGTCCAATGGCTACGATGGCTGGCAGAAGCTTCACGGCGGTCCTGTCACCACCACCGACCGCACCCAGGCGTTCCAGGTGCCTGGCGCGCAGAAGCCTCAGGCTCAAGCACCGAAGGTAGGAGCACCGGCTCCGTCGTGGCTCCAGAAGCCCAACCAGGGGACTAACAGCCCCTTCTAATCCGAGGATCCAACGATGGCATTTGACAATCAATTCAAGGCGTCCAATGCTGTCGTTGAGATCTTTCACAGTGGAAGGGCGAGAGGACTTGGGCGTGTTGGCGTCGGTTCCAATCCGAAATCGGTCCTCGTATCCGCATGCTTGCTCATGGCCTCTGCGGACGC